CCACCGCCTTCGATTGCATCACTGAGTTTTTGAAGATCAGAGCCTGCAGCAAAAATATCGCCGCTGTTTAATTTTCTTTGAACCAAAGCATCAAGCTCTGCTTGTTTTTCTGGTGGCAATCCGACAAACAATGAACCGAAGTTCTCAACACCCATAGCATTTAATGCAGATCTGATCATTCCGGCCAGTGCTTCTTCAAGAGTGAGACCGTTTAAGAGACATTTAAGCATGTCCAAAATTAAATCGAACAATCCACAAATTTTAATCTCATCGAACCCGTGGTACCAAACATCGTCCAAGCTTCCTACGGGACTTCCTCCAACACCAATCGAGGAGCCAATAAAATTAGCGCACATTCTAACAAACACATCGTCACTAGCTATGAGTTCTTTGTAAGCTTGCTCTGCTCCCATTGAGGCAACATCGCCAAAGTTTCCATTTTCTCCAATTGTATCAGCCCAGTCATCGATGACTTCAGATAAGTTTTCTCTACAAAGATTTTTGTGGAATTGATATGCGATAGCGTCACCGATACTAAAGACTTCATCCATAATATCTTGGCCGAGTTGTTTTGCTTCACCCATCAAGCTGTCACCAACACAGCTAAGTGCAGTTTTTTTCTTTTTCTTGGATTTTTTCGAAGGGCTTTCTGGATCTTCGTCTTCGTCTATTGTTGAATCGGTTGAGTAAATTTTTGGATAAGTGTGCTCTTCTAAAAACTCCAGCCATGGCTTTGGCCTACGAGCGGTCAGATCCCTTTCCATTTCAAATAATTTAATTAGATAGCCAACTGCTGTTGGGTTTTTCCAGGCGGATCTATTGTTGAGAGATTTAAGTTTTTTGGGGCCCCATGTTTTGGGTGTATGTGGGCATCCAGCGGTCCAAGCGCGAAGCTTCTTTAATTTTCTCTTTCCTGTGAATGTAAATTGTAGCTTCGTAACTTTTTTTGCAAAATATCCTGCTACGCCAGCGCCGGGAATATTATACCCTTTTTGGTTTAGAAACGAATCTAGTTGTGTTAATAGATCCGCCATTTCACAATCAGGGAAAAATCCTATATCTCCGTAAACTTCTAAGTTGAAAAGAGAGCCAGTTTCTTCGTACCATATATTACCACCTTCGATAGCTCTATAAACTTTCAGGTACCTATTGTATAAACCTAAGCCTTTTCTTACTCTTATTAGTTTAATTGCCATATCAGTTGCATTATACTTTACAGTAATATCGTCTAATTTTGGCTCTTCTGTTTCTTCTTCTTCCTCGTCTTCTTCTAAATTATTCAAAACAGTGAAAGGAACAGAATATAATAACTTTAATTTTGAGTGTGGGCGAGGATCTAAATCAAATGCAGTAAACTCTATCGCCTCACGCAAGGTTTCAATGTTTGGAGTTGTAACCAGTTTGTCGTATTCTGTTAAAAACGTATCAATTACTTCATCAAGATACTCTTCAAATTTTTTATTTAACTGCGTATCTTGTATGTCGGCTGGAACTTCATTGCCGTTGTTTTCATAAGCTATTATAGTAGAACGATCTACAATTTCTGTGTGTGGGGTTACCTTTGTTACCTGAAACTTACAACTTTTTTCGTTTAAAAAAGGCTCAGTAATGCCTCTTTTTTTCCATCTTGGTACCAAAGCTTTTGGATTAGGAGCGCAATCCGGACAAACATTCGGCTCCAGTACTATGTCTACTGGACAATCATTATGTATACCATCATTGTTGCTATCTTGATAAGGTAAGAATGTAGATTCTGCCATATTAACCTCTCTTATAATTACGTTGTTCTAACGTTTCTACTGCAGATATATTTGTAACCAAACGGCTGTAAGTAGTTGACTTCCCACTCTAACTTTTGAGTTCTCATACTATAGAGCGGTTCCGCAACCCAAGGTATAAACATAGCGGCTGCAAATGAGGCGCCTATACCATGTGATGCTGAGTCGAATGGCCAGGAAGTAATTCCAATTATAGAGTTATAAATACCCTGAATAAACATAAAATTAAAAACTGCAGCCCAAAGCTTATCTACTAAAAAACTAAGTTCCCTAAATGCATCTCTGGTTTGGAAGCCCAAGGGGACCGGCTGCATATAGGGGATATACTCAAATCCTGGCTTTCTAAATCCTCCCCAGACCTTTCTCGTACCGGTATTATTACCAGCCAGAAACTCAATTCCCGGGGCGGGCCTAACAATTTTGCCTCCTAGAGAGTTTTGCTCTCCTTTCATAAATCCATATTTACATCCGTCGCATTTACCAGTGACAATTTTTACGCCTTCTCTACCAATAATCCTAACGCCGTCGGCTTTGATTCCTATCCCAGAGCGAGCCATAGCGCTACCGATTTTGCCGGATGCTAACCCAAAATTGTTATCTATATCTGTCAGCTGACTAATATACACTCGGGCAGCATCACATCCAAACATATTGTCTACATGTGAACCGTCTTTTGGTCCTTTTCCATTTCTCGCACAAGACATTCTGCCAACAACTAAATCAATTGTGTTTGCTCTGTTAGCCCCTTTGCCTCCATAGCCAGACTTTAAAGAATCTGGTCGATCAGAACCAAGTATGATAAACGCATTGTGTTTACCGTTTCTGATTCCCTGCGAGTCNANTAGAGAAGCGCCTGGGGCTAACTTAAACTCTAGCAACGGCTCTGGGACATCAGAGTTNTAAAGACCGCTTTGGAATGGCATTTGATTTGGCCAGTCTTTGTCGGCAACTCCTTCAAAATTTTTAGCCGCGTTATCTATAAACTCTTTACGACTTTTATTAATAAACTTATCATCTATAAGTTTTGTCTTTTTTCTCATAAATCCTTCTTATGTTACAGGTATTTCTTTCCACTGGCCTTTTGACTTATTGACCCAAACAAAATTCTTGCCTTCTACCCACTCACCGCCACCGACTGGTCCTGGACCATCTTCGCCTAGGCCTTCATCGGTACGAGTTGTTCCCATTTGATATTTGTCTGGTGTAGTAGCTTTTGCAGTGGCAGCAGAGGGTCTTGGACGTAGGCCCGCTTTTTTTCTTGCGGTAATTAAAGTGTTCGTATTTCTGTGTTCCATATGCCATGCTTCTGGCTTTGAACCATTGGGTTTTGCCCAAGCTGGATGTACCCAGTTATATTTATGTGAATTGGATGTCATCCATTTATAAAACTTGCTATTAAAACCGCCTTTGGTGTCGTAATCAAATGCCAAACCCCAACCATGTTGAGACTGGCCAGGAACTGACGCTTCAACACCTTTCCTACATTTTAACTCTACTTGGCAATATGTTCCGCCACTATAACATCTAAACCCGCCAGTTGGGCGTAATGGTTCGCCAAACTCATCGTGAAATGCTTTAGCTAAACGATTGAAGTCATCAACAACATCTGCCAGTAATTTAATTGGTGCTGTGCTATGTTCTGTTGATACTTTTTTTAATATATTTTGTGGGTAATTTCCGTTTTCAACAACGGCGCCGGCTCCTGGGCCGTAAGCGCCTTGATAGATTGCGGTCATTGGACCTGGATCTAGTGCCGGTGTTGGGCCACTTCCCGGGCACGCTGGGCCGCCGGCATTACCAACACCACCATTTGCGGTTATCTGCTGTATATCTGGACAAGCTCCTCCTGGCGTATAATCTGACGGAGTTATGGACGCGTTCGGCGTAATAGCTATTACTGTTCCAAAACCATTGGGAACTTCTTCGCCACCGATTAGTCTAATTGGCACTTGAGCAGTCACATACCCAAACTTTTTAGGCCTGAGACCTTCTTCGGTTACAAAAAGTATATGACCACCAACTAATTGATTATTTAATTTTGTATTAGTTGCGTAAGTTGGGTTACAAGGATCGGCCGGCTGCACAGGCGCTCGGCGGTCCCTTATTCTTCCATAAAATTGAAATTTTCCTATTGCTCCCGCGCCCTCCGCTGGGTTTGGTATTCTTCCCTCTATTGCGGCTGCGGCGCGGGCGTCTAAGGGCACCGGATCTGTTAAAACTTGAACTAGCTTGTAGGTTGCAACTCGATCTTGAAGATGGTTGCTTTTCATCGAATCACCAAAGGCCTTAGCCATGATGTCCATTCCAGTCAAATCATCAAAATCAATACCGTAAGACATTTTAGTTAGCTTCCCCCTGTATCAAATCAAATAAACTGTTCTTATCATCTTCTGATAATTCCACTGAATTATTTGTATTCTTGTGCCTAAGACTTATAAGTTTTACAAGTTGTTCGTTAGAACGTTGCATTGTCTCAATATGCTTTGCCGCTACTGGGCTAAGATATTTATTCTGATCAGCGTCGTTTGCAATTTGATTAGCAATTTCATTTAAAAATTCTCGGGCGGCCTTTCGATCGCTTCTTATATTGATCAACGCCTCATCCATCAATAAATCTAAATCTTTGTTATTGCTCATAATCCACCTTTCTCCCAGTCGCTTTTAAAATTGTAATATTTTTTTCTAAATTTTTTTAGAGAATTTACAATTTGCTTTGTATTGAGACCAGTTATCTCTCGAAGATATAGGTAAATAGCTTTTTTATTAAAAATTTCGATATCTTCTTTTGATTCGAATAGAATATTTATAGCTTTATAGACCTTTAAATCGTTGTCTTTCATCTGGGAAGAATCCCAAGATTTTAATTCTTTATAGAAGGAATTCCAAAATTCCAATTCCTCTCTTTCTGTTATGTAAGATTCGTCCGTGGATAGATATTTTTCCTCGTAACTTTTTGATAGGTTGTCATAATCAATTTCTCTCTTGTTTCTTTTCTGTTGTCTCTTGACTTTATGTATAAACCAGTTTTTTGTTATAACACTAAAATACGAAAAGGCTTTTGAGCCCTTGGAGGCATCAAACTTGTCAACAACCGTCATCAGCCAAATTTTGCACTCATCTCTTAGATAATCGATGTTTGGCAAATTAGTAAATTTATAAGTAAAAACTATCTTATCAACCATCTCGTTAAATGCTGGTTCTATCCAGTTAACGTAAAGCTCTGTTCTTTCCCGAATACAGTTGCTTTTGGTGTATTGAATTATTGCGTTTTCGTGATCTTTTGTGAAGTAATGATTCTTCTTACGTCTCTTCTTCTGCGGATTCTTCTGTGTCATCCGTTTCTGCTCCTTCTTCAGTTTCTGGAGCCGTTAAAGAATAGATGTATTCAAAAGTTTCTAATTGTTCATTAAAAGATATAGCATGATTTAATAGTGACCTAAGTGTCTCATCTCCATAAAAAGAATCTAATTCATACACTGACTGCAGGTGCGCAGCAAATGCATTAATCATGTCCTGTAGATCTCCGAGTTCTTCAGAAACAGATAACAACCTAACAACAACACCTCTAGAATATAAAACTAATCCAATATTCAAAAGTATAGAAATTGTGGTTATCGCCGACAAAACTATTTCAAGTCGGCTCATGTGTTTTGTTCCTTAAATCTTCTTTTTCTTTTTTTAACAACTCTCTGTTTTCCTCAATATATTTTTTCGTTATCTCTCCAACTTTTGACCCTTGGTTACTGTTTTTTGTTCCTACCTTGAAAATATGTACGTTAGACAATATTCTCTCCATAGAGCCCGTAGTTTCACACTCTTCACAATCAGTGTAGATTTCCTCTAGTGTATGAAACACGTTTACAGTATTTTCACAAGCCTTACAGCTGTACTTGTAACGTGGCATTATTTTACCATATTTTTTAAATCTTCATTAGTGATCTTCTGTTCATTAGTAACACGAACAGTTGGCGGATTTGTCACCACCAACCCATCTTCTGTTTCCAAAAGTTCAAATCCTTTTAAAATGGGCACGATGTCAAGCTCATTTAAAAGAGACTCTTGAAGCGCCATCATTATAGCACCAAGAGCCTGGTTCGATAGTTTATGTCCTTCTGCTTCGTTTTTATTCATTTTTAATCTCCTTTTTCTAATCTATAGCTGTCGCTATCAAAGTGTTGCGTTGAAAATTCAAAAAGCTCCGTATCTTCAAGCGCAATCATTCTGTGTCGTAAGCCTCGGTATACGTGAAAATTATCCCCCCTACCAAGTACTAATTCTTTTGCTGTTTCTAAATCGTCATTATCTGAATATTTTACCAGAATTTTTCCGGATTGTATATAAAACACTTCATCCTTCAGTTTATGATAATGCCAAGAGCATTTCTTGCCCTTAACAAAATACAATAATTTGCCACAATATTCCTCATTGTTGACAATCCATTTTTCAAATCCCCATCCTTTAGGGACGAAATTCATTTCTAAAGAAGTTTTCATCTCTCATTCCTTTGTCATCGACATATATATCGCCGGCAGGTTTACCGAGAAATAACATGTGGTATTTCACGCCCCAGCTTTTAAGTTGTTTTGCAGTTAATGCATAAAAATCTTCAATTGCTCTTTGTGGGTTATTATCATGACGGCCCATTCCTCTGGCGGTCTGCATAATAATAGTGTTTCCCTGTTCGTATAGGTGGTTTACAGTATCTATTCTGTCTATTATTGGCTCTGCTGTGGAGTANTCGCCGTCTTTGACCTTTGTACAAAGTGTCCCATCTATATCAAAAACATATGTCATTAATTTGTCTCCAAAATTTTAGTTGTTGAGTAGTCGCCAATTCGATCGAAAAACTTCAATTCGCCACAAAATTCCCCACCAACAACTGATTTCCCTTTCCAATCAGAACCAATAACCATAAAATGTGGCGATATACTTTTTATAATTGTCTCAAGATGATCAGCAGATTTAAATATTACCACCTCATCAACTGATTTTAGAGATTTTAACAAAAATTTTCTATCCGTTGAATTATTATGTGGTCGAGTTGGGCCCTTGTCTTTAGAAACTTTCTCATCAGAATCAATACCAACAATAAGATAATCGCCCAATGATTTTGCATAATTAAGCATTTCTACATGGCCGCGGTGCAATACATCAAAACAACCATTAGTCCATACTACTTTGTTCATACAGTGCTTACACCCTTCTTTTGTACAACCTTTGTTGCACTATCATTAGCACTTTCAATGGCCTTAAATATATCTTTAAATTTAACATAATTGGCCGCTAAAGAAGCGATAAAGGTATCGCCGGCGCCGGAGGTGTCCTTAATTTCCACCTTTGGAACTGGAAACTCAACATCCCTGTGTCTGGCACCTTTTGGCCCAAGGGTGATTATCATTTTGTCAATCAATTCGGGAGTTAGTTTGTGTTTTGTTCTTTCGTATTCAAACTCATTTATTTTTATAAATTTTATTTTTTTACACCAGTTTCCAAGAATCTTTTTAGTATCTAGAAATGTCACAGGATGTTTTTCTGATATCGCCCTTATATCGTCTTCAGATAGAAAGCCTTTATTATAGTCCGAGATAACAACCGCATCGTACTCACCATAGTCCACTGAATCTATTTCAAATCTACCGTACATCTCTTCGTTTTCATCAATCCTCACGATGATATAGTTTGTTCTATTATCTACGAATCTAGTCTTTCTTATGTCAGACCAGTTATCATTAGTTTTTATATCTACCTTGGCATCGCTATGCATTTTTAATATATTTCTCCATACATTTAAAGCCATGCCTGGATTTTCTGTTTTCTTATCGGTTGCCTTGAATACAGGAACAGGGGCTTCTGGACACAGACGTACGCAATCTCCGTACTGATACACATCCCTNCAACTCTCTCCGACAACCAGAATACGCATTAGATAGTTACACCCTTTACAACATTACAAATAAAGTTTATTTCTTGTTCAGTTAATTCAGGATAATTCGGCAAAAAGAAGCCGCGAGAGTGAATTTTATCACTTACTTCATCGACAAATTCCGGATACAGATCTGTCCAGAATGGATGACGACCGAGATTACCCGCACTAAAGATTCTAGTCTCAATTCCGTTTTCTACAAGGCGTGTAACAATTTCTTTGCGGTGCTCCGTACTGTCTGCTAAGGCCCCAAATGAAATAGATACTGGGACATTTTCACCCCACTGTTGGAATTCTACGACTCCCTCTAATTTCTTGGCGTACAAGCAATGATTTTTATTTCTTTGCTCGGCAGCCCAATCTGCCTTCTTTACTTGCCTGATACCGAGAAACGCCTGCAGATCCGTTGATCTTAGATTGTACCCTGGAATAAAAAACGTAAATGGGGAGTGGAAATCATCAATTCCGTGATCAGCCATCATCTTGTCGTAAGTCTCTTTGTCTAAATCTTTTGCCCAACCATGACTTCGAAGCATCAAAAGCATATCGTAAAGCTCTTTGTCATCAGTATTTACCATTCCACCTTCGATAGTGGACAATTGGTGACCAAAGTAAAAAGAAAATGTGGACATATCGCCAACAGTNCCAACTTTACTACCATCTTCATACGAGGCACCCAATGCAGCACAGGCATCTTCAAGTAAAATAAAGCCGTATTTTTCTTTAAGAGCTAAGAGTCTTTCTGCATGGTGAGGTACACCTAGGACCTGCACAAATATAACAGCGTCTGGATTATCTCTTTCACATATCTCTTCTAATTGATCTAAATCTATTCCAAATGTTTCAGGATCTGCCCCACACATAATTGGTTCGAGCCCAAGCTGCATTGCTGGAGAGATTGTGGTAACCCATCCCACTGACGGGACTACAATCTTGTTATTTGGTATTCTTCCGCACTGCTTTGCGGCTGCTACCATCAACAGGTTTGCAGAAGAGCCAGAGTTATTAAACACTGCATAATCAGTACCGATGTATGAAGCCCAATCTGCTTCCACATCCCAGGTCAATTGGCCCTTTGTTAGTCGAGGATAACTTTTGAGCCAATCGCACAGTGCGTTAACATCTTCATCATTAATAGTTTCTTTTGCAAGAGGGTATTTAATATTCATATTTTTTCCTTTATTTAATTGCTTGTATGTTCAAACTCATTAGTTTGCCATTTTTTTTATCCATATGTGGAAGGTATGATTGACTATAATCATCAACATAAAAATGTTCGGTCTTTGACCAATCGTATCTCTCTACTTTTTCAAATCCTGTATTTAAAAGAGCTTCAGTAAGCGTGTCTTCACTCCAGGCATGATAATGAAAATCAAAGTCATATTTTTGGCCACCATAAAAAAGCGCCTGTACGGATTTAAAATCATTTGTCATAAGATAGTACTCACACGCTGCCTTTATATCTGGTACCGCCAATCTTAGTACGCCACCTTTTTTTAACGTAGCGTACCAATTATCTAAAACGTCTTGCCAAGTTCTTTTTTGATATTCAAATGATTTGGTAGGGAAGTGCTCCAAAACGTGACACGCATAAATTAAATCCACGTCTTTGAATTTTTGATTTATAAGAGTCACATCACAAACAACATCAGGATTGGTGTCTGTTCTAGCGTCGACATTCACAAACCCGTGCATTTTTCTATCACCGCATCCTAAATTTAACTTTACCATTACAACCTCTCCATCCAGTGTTCGATCATTTCGTCTATCATTTTATCAAAAGTATACTCAAAGTTTAAATCAATAACATTTCCTAATTTTGCGGGATCACCTTTTAGGTCAACCAATTCTGTGGGTCTAAAGAACTTCTCGTCTTGGACCACGTAGTCTCGATAATCCATCCCCAGTTGACTAAATGTATATTCACACAGCTCTCTAACAGAATGAGATACACCTGTCGCACAAACATAATCGTCGGGTTCTTCTAGTTGTAGAATCTGCCACATAATTTTTACATAATCTTTGGCGTGACCCCAATCACGGGTGCTATCTAAGTTTCCTAAAACCAGTTCTTTTTGCAACCCCTTCTTTATTCTTACGGCCCCCATTACAACCTTGTTTGTTACAAAATTACCTCCGCGGCGGGGAGACTCATGATTAAACAAAATTCCATTCGAAGCAAACATATCATAAGACTCTCGATAACATTTGATAAGATTGTAAGCCAATAATTTTGCGCAAGCATAAGGACTTACTGGATTCATCGGTGTCGATTCTCTTTGAAAACCATCTGGGTCAATTGAGTTCCCAAACATCTCAGAAGAGCTTGCTTGATAAATCTTTGCTTCACAACCAGTTAGTTGAACAACCTCAAGTAAATTCAAGGTGCCCGTGCCAATAGAGTTTAACGTATATATCGGCTGATCAAAGCTAATTCTAACATGACTTTGTGCTGCTAAATTGTAAATCTCATCGGGTTCGACGTCGTTTATTACAGATAACAAAGAGGACATATCACAGACATCTGCGTGATATATATTGTTTTTAATTTCATCATAAATATGTTGAATTCTGGCTGTTTGGTTTTCTGGTATCGAGTTTCTTCTTACAATGCCGTGTACATTGTAGCCTTTTTCTAATAAAAACTCAGCCAAGTATGAACCATCTTGACCATTGATTCCTGTAATTAATGCTGTTTTCATAATCTCACGTTGGGGTAATTTTTCTCAAACCACTTTACTGTGTTTTTCATAGCTTTTTCCAAGCTAGTGTATTGAAAATCTGGTAGTGTGTTTGCAAATATTTCTTTATTTGTTGGCCTTCTTAATTGTCCATTTGGCTTTTCTGTTAACCATTCCACATTATGATAGTCGAAAGCATCGCAGACCAATTTTACTAAATCCTTAATTTGTGTTTCTCGCTCTCCAGACACAATTACTCTTTGTGGAAGTTCCCCATCTAATTGCAGTAAATCAACACAAGCACGTGCGACATCTTTTGCGTACAAAAACTCTCTGTAGGGTGTTCCATCTCCCCATACTTGCAGAGCGGTGCCCTCTTTTTTGGCTTTATAACACTTATGTACGAGCGAAGGAACAACATGACCATCTTCTAAATTGAAATTATCGTTTTCGCCAAAAATATTCCCAGGAATAACAGAACAATAATTTACTCCATATTGTTGATTATATGCTTTTATTTGGACATCTACCATCCTCTTTGAATACGCATATGAGTAATGCGCAGGATATGGCTCACCATCGTGCAGAATGTCTTCGTGAAGGCTTTCTGCACCTGCAGGGAAGGCACACACTGATGAGAAGGCTAGAAGCTTTTCTACACCGCTTAACTGGGCGTAATGAATAACAAAAGCATTCATAAGTATATTGGCGTAATACTGTTGTGCGGGAGTTGCGAGATTTCTTCCGATACCCCCCACTCTTGCTGCTGTGTGGATAACATAGTCTGGCTTTACTTCTTCAAACAAAGCTTTTACATCGCTTTCACAAGTTAGATCATGAGCTTGACGACCTGTGAATATAAAGCTTAGATCTTTATAGTCGTTCTTCAGTGCTTTAATTGCAGAACCCACAAGGCCGCGGCCTCCAGTAACCAATACAGTTTTAGCCATCGCCGAATCTCCTCTTCCAGATCCTGCTAGATCTATACCAATTAAAATAATCAATTCTTATTCTTTGAGGTCTGGGTATACTGTAGAGTGCGTGAAATAGTGGGCCGTCATTTTCTTCATATGCAGCTTGCACCGGTACGTGATCTCCTTCATTCGGATTCCAGTCACAGGTTAGCACCAAATTTGGAGAGAAATGTATTCTTGCGCCGTCTCTCTGTGCTCTAAATGAAAGATCGTGAGTGTTCATGTTTAAATGTTCAAAAGAACAATCGAAGCCGCCTAAATACCTAAAGTATCTTAAGTCATACATTGCCAATAGCGTAATTTTATAATCTTGCGGCACACCAGGAAGACGAAGATCTGGGTGGGTCCAAGCAGTCCAGTAACTATCCTCTGGACATTGACCACTGATTCCTCTACCTTCTGCATACTTTATTATTATAATGTCTCTCTGACCCAGGCCCTTTTGCTTTCTCATATCTAGGCATTCTTTGATTGAGTCTTTAAGAAAATAACCATCATCAGAACCCCACATCATAAGTTCGCCCTCTGCTAACGAAGTGGCAATTTGTGCACAACGTGATGGGTGTCCAAAATCTTTGAAGAACTTGAAATTATCTTTTTTGGCTAGAGACTCTGGGGGGTCATTTGGGCCTACCATAATTAATTCCCAAGTGTACTCATCTCCGATAGCCTCAATTGCAGATTCATATAATCTTTCCCACAAGTGTGTTCTGTGTGCGGGTAAACATATTGACAAATCGTAGTTCATTATTCAAATCTCCTTTTCCAAACCGCGGGGGCTTCTTTCCAATTTTCTAATTTAAGTTTTGGTCTAACATTCAATGTCCAATTTGGATCTCTGTATTTTTCTTGTAGCAGAGGTTCATCATGCTGATGTTGACAAATAAATATAGGCATATGATCACCGGTGCCTCCGGGCATATGATCACAGACAAAAAGCGGAACGTCGGCCATCTTCACATTTGCTCCCAAGTATTGAGCGCGGATTGCCATATCAGCGTGAGAGGCCCAAGTGCCTTCATAGCTACAATCCCAACCTCCAAGAGAATTAAAGAAATCAGCATACATAAATCCAATATTGAATAACCACCACTCATTTGGTATGTGTGGAGAACCCGCGGGTGTGCTGTTTACTCTAAAGTAACTGTCTGGCTGTAATGTTTGTCTTTCCGTGCTTCCCTCTTGTCCTTCGAAATATTTTGCAACAAGAACATTGTTCTTAGCCGTACCCATATCATAAAACATATCTAAGCATTTGTCAAGTGAATCATCAAAAAACAAACAATCATCTGCTAACCAGGTGTAAACTTTACCCTCACATAATGACGCAGCTATATTAGACGCACGTACTGGTGAGCCATAATCTTTTACGTATTTGACATTTCTCTTCTCTTTTAGTTCTTCTGGTAGGGGGTTTGGCCCGCAGATTACTAATTCAAAATCTCTCTTTGTAGATTTTAGAATTGTTTCATATAATTTTGGTAATCTCTCGGTCCTGATGCTAGGCAGAATTAAAGATACTTCTGGTTTACTCACTTTGTTGCCTCATATATTCGATTACTTCTCGGACAGATTCTTCCAAACCTATTTCCGCTTCAAAACCAATCAACTTTTTTGCCTTGGTGACATTAGGAATTCGCCTCTGGACGTCATATTCGTAGGCTTCGTCCGATACAATTGAAAACTCTTTGTCCGGATTCAAAATGTTCCAGACCAATTGTGCCAATTCAATGACAGACGTGGCAACCGGCGTAGATATATTGAAGTCTTCATTGACAGCCGCTTCGCTTTCGAGGCACATTCTAACGCCTCTTGCAATGTCTTTTCCGTTTGTGTAGCAACGAATTTGTTCGCCAGTACCGAGAACGTGGAGCGGGTCCTGACCTTTTAAAATCTTGTTGATGATGTCCGGGAGAACATGGCTCATCATTAATTTAATATTACCAGACTTTACTTCATGTTCTCCGATAGCGTCTTCTTCACCTACACCAACACAATTAAATGGACGGATGATAGTGTAAGGCACTCCGTACTGCTCGAAGGCGCCTTTTGCAAAATATTCAACAGCCAGCTTTTGGAAACCATAGGTGCTAAGTGGTGGTGCGCATACTATGACATTTTCTTCGGGTGTAGGATATACTTCCGTGTTCTCAAACACCATACTGCTTGATGCCACAAGGATTCTTTTCAAGACTCCAAGCTGATGTAGCTTGATTGCGACGTCGTAAGTCGACGCCATAATCCTTTCATTTGTTGCCAATAAATCATAAGCATATTTATGAAAATATGTGATGCCTCCAATCATTGCAGCACCAGCAATAATGTATTCAACGTCCAAAAGCTGGTCTGGTAAATTCTCTGGATCCAAATCAATTACATCCATCTCAATCAATTCGAAATTTGGATGACTATCGTGTGGTCGTGTGATAGGGCCGTATTTAGAAAAGTTATCAATACCAATAACTTTGTATCCCTTATCTAAAAATTCAGCACAAAGGTATGAGCCTATGAACCCTTGGCTGCCTGTGATTAATACTTTACTCATCTGTTCTCCTTTTTATATCCTAAGAGTTCAAAATCTTCCTTTCTGATTCTGTGGATATCTTCAATATTTTTATCCGTGTACCAGTCTACAATATTTTCTGGCAGATATTGTTTCCAGTTACTGCTATTACTCAAGAGGTGTGGTACAGGACCCTTTACTTTAATTCCCACTAAATCACAAAAATCATTATAATCTTGTTCAAGCGTTTCTGCTCGAATAAATGATGATACCAATGGAACGCCGGCGCCGGGTTCCTGCTCCTCTGCAAGTAGATATGAAGTTTGGCTGGATATGTAGGTGTCTGGATTGGATGGAGGATTAATAAAGAGGGATGTTTCTTCACCAAGACTCTGCCACCTGCGTGTCCAATGGTACCACTCTCTTTGAATTAATGCTGATATGTCTTTTTTTCTAAGCCCTTTAGATTCATTTTGCAAAAATTTATTTTTTGAATATAAGAACACTGAAAATTCTCTTTTGTAAGGATTTCTAACTGTTGCAACGGGTGTGTAAGATTTATTAAAGCTTTTATATGCTGCAAACCTTGGATCGGTCATAAGCTGATGCCAAACGTAAAAGGGAAAATGTTTTATATTACCTTGCCATCCAGATGTACCAAATGCGTTGTTGATTGCCCCTGGGTATGTATTCAAATTTAGACCTTCTAATTCAAAACGTTTTTCAATTGCATGAACAGTTTTCATAAAATAGGCATCTTCGTCTCTTTGAAGCTGGACCCAATGTTTCCACCAAGGAAAATCTACATCAGAGGGCGCCACGTGGGTTACTTCATCTTCGTATTCTACTGCGGGAAGATCGGGGGTGCCGTACCTTTTATCGCTTTTAAAAAAATTCTTATAATCTTTTCCAGTGGCCATCATACATTCTTGGTCAAGATCGCGATGTAGCGCTGTATGTACAGACGTACCTCCGGTCTTTGGAGGGTGTATAAAGATAATTCCGTACTTGTTCGATATCATTTTCGCATACCCTTGAAAACAGTTACTTTATATTTGCTATTTTCATCTAAAAGATCTTCAAAAAAATCTACATCGCTATTTTCCATTAACTTGGCCATAGCGGACACATCTTTAGGTAAACACATGCCACCAAAACCTCTGAAATTATCATTACATTCAAGGTAGTTTCCGTGAATATGTTTGCGATTAACAACTGCATTCTTAACATTGGTATAATTTACTCCACTAATTTTACACGCTTCGTAGAAGCTGTTAGCAAAAATAATCAACATTGCATTGTATACATTGTTGAAATACTTACAAAACTCCGCTTCGGCGTGTGTCAATCTGACGAACTTTTCTGGCAACGAGCCGTGACAAGCCTTCAATAACTCATATGTTTCATCGTCACTGCATCCTATAATGCAGACATCGTGATTTTCAGTAAAATCAGTTATTGCGCAGCGCTCTCTCAAAAACTCTGGGACAAAACAAACATTCAACCCAGTCTCTTCTCTGAGGGATTCTGTTGTTCCAGGAACAACTGTTGATTTTATCGCCACTATTCCGGTATATCCGCGTTCTTTTAGCTCTAATATTACTTCCCGCACGATGCTAATGTCACAGGAGCCGTCATCTGCTCGGGGGGTTGGAACGCAGATGTATACAACCTCCGAATCCATTACATCAGTTAGCGTTGTATCTAACCTAATATCATGAACCGACACATCGTGCCCTAATAATTCAAAACCAAATTTACAGGCTCCTCCAACTACTCCAACCCCTACAACACCTATATCCATTAATATCCAAGCTCCTTATAGCTTTGTGGAAGCTTACCATCTTTAAACTCAAAACGCCTCTTCCAGATTGGTGGCGTTTGTTGCCAGTTATCTAAATCAATTTTAATTCTTGTCGATGCTGGGTTTCCAGGTTGTGTGTAGATCGCATCAAACCTGGGCTTATCTGAAAATGTTTGTGCATCATAGATTGGTGCGTGGTCTACTGACTTATTAACGTAGTGATTGCACGTCGTTGCATCTGTGGGAGAATCAAAGAGGCGGCCACCGTCGGCTTGAACTCTAAACATAAGATCATGCAGAGGGTGGTTAATATATTCATAAGAACAGTCCCAACCGCCAAGCTCCTTAAAATAATCCATTCTCATAAAATGATGTAGAGAAATTTTATAGTCTCTGGGTATACCTGGAAGCTGTAGTTCTCCGTGAAAGTGAGCAGTCCAAAAGCCCATTGGCAATGTTTGGCCCGAATACATGGCTCCCTCACGATATCTCATATTGACCACATCTTTTCTAGTGCCGTGAGTTCTTAAAATATTGACAGCGGTATCTATTGCGTCTGGTAAAAAGATTGCATCATCAACGCAGTGATACATATATTCACCCTCACATTGCAAGGCACCTATTTGTGCGGCTCTGGTTGGGGCTCCATAATCCTTGATTAGCTTTACATTGTCAAAGTGCTGCATTTCCGGTGGCAAATCGAACGGACTAACCAAGACTAATTCCCAAGTGTGTTCTTTGCAGGCGTTAAAAAGGCTACCATACATCATCAACCATTGGTGTGTTCTAATTGCCGGCATCAATATTGAAACATCATATTTATAACTCATCCTAATTTCTCCATAATCGTATTCCAGAATACTCTTGCATTGTATTTTTCTTTGTAAATGTTATATCCGTTTTGTGCAATATAACTTCTTTCTTCTGGGTTGTCGAGATAATAGTTTATTTTATCTATTAAATCATTTTCGTCTTTAAACTCAACGTAGTGCTCGCCCGGTACCAGAAAGCTCTTAGTTGCCTCATTCGCTCTTTCAAGCAGAAGAGACTTTGTGGCTAAAATTTCCCAAACTCTTCCCTTACACTGGTCGTTACCTTCAGGCCCTTCGGGAAAATTTAAATTAATCCTTGAACTTCTCATCAATTCTGCATATTTAATCGCTGGTAATCCTTCTTCTCTCTGACCNCCGCCAATGTTAACTTCAGTTCCACTAGTCAATAAGTGTGTCAAGTATCTTTGTCTCTCGGCATAGCGTGGAGATCCCAGAAAACTAACATTAATTGTCTTCTCAGAATCTTCGACTGGATAATACATTGTTTCATCTTGCGGGGCCCATAGCCAAATCAGATTATCATATTCCTGAGAAAGATTTCTTTCTGAGCCCCAACAAACATGTAAATCAGCAAAGCCTGCATCATTAAATTCTTCTATCTGTGGAATTCCCCAGCCCTCAAACATATCAGGCCACATAAAAACTGTCTTACAGCCTTTGGATTTAATATGCTCATAGCTGCTCTCTGTGGGGTTTAAGTGAGATTTTCCCAAAAGAGAGAAGACAACAACATCTGGCTCAAGCCTATCGACAAGAATCGGCAAGAATCCATCTATATGCTTCTTTTTAACCGCTGAATATTCATCCAAGTGTATGATACTAAACTTTGCATCTGGGAGAACTGTAGAAAATGTCTTGAATAAGTTGTGATAGTTGTTTGTCAACCCTTTCGCTGGGTCTGCGTCACACCACTTCTCGGTTACAAATAGGACTTTTGGGTTATTTTTCTCCATAATAGTCTCCGTATTCTACAATAATTGTGCTTTTACCATCGGTTCTGTTGTATGCCTTGTAGTATGCAGGGAAAATATCTTCTGGCTCATCACATCTAATAACCTCGGTGTTTCGCAACATTCCTCTAAAAACTTGTGTAAAATCGCCAGTGTGCTGCACTTGAGGATTTAAAGGTCGAACAGAGCCAATCCCAACACGAATGATTGCTTTCGGCACATATTCTCCGTGAGAAAACTCCTTCATTCTATCGAGATGGTTTACTAATTGATTTACTGCACACAAAAGAAAGTTCCATCTCGGGTAGATGCTAACTGGTACTGTTCCATTGACTGCTAGTCCCGTGGTCATTCCCATTTGCATCTCTTCATCGACCGGCATTTCAATCAACTTTTGTCGGTCTACATCTGATAAAGTGTTGGTCATTGCTGTGCCTTTATAAGCAACGGCTTGGCCTATGAACAAGGTGTCTTGTTGTTCGCCTAAGTAAGTCATTGCTCTTTTTAATTCGTCGAAATAAGCTCCCATTAGAATTGCACTCTCTTTCCAGCACCAGCGTGCGGGTATTTGTCTAAGTTATATTTGTAGTATGTGATGTATTCATCATTTACATCTTCATAAGTAAGCTTTTCCATTGCCCAAGTAGCACGAGTATCAGTACACACTGACTTTCCGTTGTCCTCAACAATAAAGTGAATTGGAAGTTTATGGTTTCTGGCATACTTGATGCATTCATGAGCCACACCTGTTTCAGATGTCATCTCTCCCATAAAGCAATAGACCTTGTTTTTACCACCCTGACGCTTGATATCCATCGCAATGCCAGTAGCAATAGGCAAAACACCGGTGACAATACCAGATGAGAGCACTCTATACTTTGAAAAACAAAGAGAAATTGAGCGACCTTGTAAAATTGCTGCTTTCAATTCCTCTGGTGGCACTCCTTTCAAGAGGCACTGATAGTGGCTTCTCCAAGAACAAAGAACCCANTCTTCGGGTCCTATGTTGTTGTCCTTAAANACTTTGATAATCTGCTCTTCATTTCCGTTATAAAGGTGCACGGGCGCACGGATCATAGCTGCATCAAAGCAGGCAGCCATTTCTGTCTCAAATTTTATTAGTTCTTCTTTTGAAAGCATTTTCTCTCCTATTTTATTTTAACCAAATCTTCTGATACAAAAGCCAATATATCTTGGTGCTTATTTCGATACACTCTATAATTTGTATGCTTTAAATCTCCGCCGTGGAGTATATAACTTTTCTCATCCAAGACAATACCCAAGCCACTATCTTTAGTCATGGAAAGATCGTCAGCATATGATTCATACCAGCGAACCAAATCTCCAGAATTAAATTTTTTATTTTGCATTTAATCTCCTAAGATTTTTCTTTTTAATTTAATCTTAGTCATGTCTTCGATACCAAGACGAGTTCTTTTGCCAAACTTATCTTCTATCATATCAAGATATGTTGGGTTTTTATAGTATTTTAAAAATGCTTCATCACGAAATTTCAGAACTTCTGCTGCCGATATATGCTTAGTTGGCAGCGGTTTTGTTTCATAAGAATGTTGTGAGTATCCTACGTATGTTTCTGGCAACTGCCAATCTTCTTTCAATGCATCCAAATACAATTTTGAACCAGGGTAGGCCATGGCGGAATAGAAGTTTGCGAATTCGCAATTTAAATCAATAGACATATCTAATGTATCTTGCATACTACTATGATCGTCTTCCGGAAGGCCAAAAATATAGTTGCCAATTACGTTAATATCATGATCTTGAATTTTCTTAACTAAATCTATAATATTTACTTCAGTAAATCTACCTTTTACTACGTCCTTACGAACAACAGAGTTTCCAGATTCAATACCCAACGCAAGCCAATTAACACCTGCTTTTTTGAGAGTTTCTAAATACTCTTCTCTTACCGTATCAATCCTAGCGTACGCCCAGATATTGAAGTCATAACCTCTTTCAGTAATTAATTCACAAAGTTTCATAAAATGATTTTTATATAAAACAAACATCTCATCAGCTAATTTTACATTTCTTATTCCCATATTATGAAGCTGTTCAAACTCTTTAATAATATATTCAGGATCCCAATATCTAAACTTGTTTCGGCCGTAGTCCCAATTTTCTAAATTGTTATTTCCAAATGGGGCATTGATACAACAAAAACTACATTTAAATGGACAACCAAGACTTGTATAAAGAGATGCAAAGGGCATCCTATCGTCGCCATTTGTCATTGCATGCCAATTTGCCGTACGGTATTTACTCATAGGCAGAAGATCCCAAGCCATACCAGGAAGTTCAGAAGGCAATTCTTCTTGACTTATTAGCGGGGCGGGCTTGGTACAAACAATGTTTCCATCGTCGCGGTACCACAAACCAGGCACGTTTGCTAACTGGCTTGTATCATCCATATTAACAGTTAGAAGCCCACTAATCGTATGAGGGCCCTCACCTTGACAGACAAAGTCTGATTGTTCATCTTGCATTGTTCCGCGAGAAACAGCAGATGGGTGAAGACCAATTAAAACTGTCTTAAGATGGCCGTAGCGCCCTTTTAACTCAGCAAGAAGGGCGTTGGTGCCAATCATATTTTGGGTGGAAGCAGAGGGCTGCTGGCCGTAAATAACAATTGCTACCAATCTTGGGTTGTAATCGTTGATTGTATCAGCCGATGCCATGGCATTAAGACGCTCAGCCTCACAGTCTAAAATTCTAGCTGACCAACCATTCTTGCGTGCATTGTTAGCTAGCAAAGCAGCCCAGATTGGCGGCTCGATAGCCGAATATGTTTTACTCAGCTCTTGATAAATAATTGGGGCGCCGTTAGGGTGCACAAATAATACGTCTAATTGCTTGCTCATAACTTTAATAATTCGCATACCACGGCGATTCAATAATACTGTATGCCGTGATAAGCTGTTTAATTCCATCGTCTAAGTCGTACTTACACTCAAAGCCAGTATCATAGAACTTTTGACTACTAACTGTATAATCACGGGTATCTGGATCTGTGGTAAACTCTGCTTTAATGATCTCCAGCGGAAGATGCTCTTGGATCTTTTGGGCTAATTGAAGCTTATTCATATTGAGCGCGTCGTTACCCATATTGTAGGTGTCATTCTTTACAACCTCCCAATTGTTAATAACCCATCTAAAGGCGCGGCAAACATCTTGAAGGTGTCCGTAGTTTCTCATAAACTCACATTCATAAAGAACCAAAACTCGCTCCCTTAATGCCTTGAGAACAAAGTTATTAACCAGCAGGTCGGTCCTCATTCTAGAGCCCGGGCCGAATACTGTAGCTAGCCTGAAAGTAACATGATTTTCAACGTTTCTATATTCACGCTCACCTGCTACTTTTGTTCTGCCGTATAGTGATACGGGGTTCAAGGGTGACTCTTCAGTGACCACAGAGCCATCAGCACTTGTTCCGTATCCAGAGTTGGTGCATGGATAGATAACTAACTGATCCACTGATTTGTTTTTTGCAATCCAAGCATTTACCTCATGGTTGATTTCGTGGGCGCCGCGGACATCTTTGTCGCACAAAGGAAATCCGACCAAGGCGGCTAGGGGAATAATAATATCAGCTTTATCTGTATGTTTCTTTAATAGATTTAAATCCCTAACATCGCCCTTTACAAAAGAGAAATCAGAATTGTTTGTATATCTCAGTAAGGATGTAGGATCGTACATTAAATTATCATATGCAACAACCTTGTGCCCATCATCTAAAAGATACTGTGTCAATTCGCTACCGATGTAGCCGGCGCCGCCTGTAATTAAAATATTCATAGCTTTATCTTTCCTGTTAATATATCTTTTAGCATTACCCAGTCGCAAGCTTTGGCCCATATCGGCCTAGAAAAAGCGGCTGGCTCATTTTTTTCAAATACGTAATGTCCAGTCCAAGCAAAAGGATAAACCACAAATGGTGCTACCAATAAAAGTAGCCACATTTTAGTACTAATAACAAACCACAAGAACGCTACGGTTGCCATTTGACCTAAAACGTGCATCCGTCGAGTCCACTTGTTCTGATGAAGTGTGAGATAATACTGATAGTATTGCTCGAACGTCATTAATTCTTCGTCACTCATCCCAGCTAATCTCCCAATCTTTGAAATCTGCCGCGAGACAATCGATTTTATAGTCTTTTCGTCCGCCGGCCAATTCTTGAATTCTATTTTTAGATGTGTTTCGTATACCATTAAGCCCGTGGGTTAATTCAAGGTTGTTTCCATCTTTAATTCCTTTGCGATAATTGGTTTCGTTATGCCAAATATGCAAATTCATTTGAGATAAAACAACAATGGCGCGTATTGCTCTCGCATCCATTATAACATTATTCTCTTCTAACGTCAAATCAATATCGTGTAAAATATCAGATATCTCCTGCGCATACTCAGATTTGTGTTCTGTGATAAACACTTCTTTTAGTTGTACGATAGATAACCTATCTACTAATTCCGACAATGTCGGTAAATACTTTCTTTCGCTCATTTATGCCTCAATAAATTGTTTAAAATAATTTTCGTATGTTTTGAAGTTTCTTTCTCCAAATACTTCTTTATATTTGAAAAATACTTCAGCCTCTTCTTTTCCTCTTTCAACTGCGTGCTCCGAGGAAGTTGATAGACCTTCTGAATTATAATAATACAATCCCAGTGGTCTGTCAATCTTTTTAAATTTAGATCCTGCCTCTACCATCCTCAAAAACATCTCCCAATCTCCGGCATATTTCATATCTTCATTAAAATATCCCACTTTTTTATGTACAGATTTTCTCCACATCGGCATTGGCCCTGGTAAACACTTGATCATATTTTCCTTCGAAAATTCGTTTTTAGAATGTTCATATGTTTTACCTCTTGAAGAATTGTTTTCATAAGTTTCTAGCGCATTTGGGGTCTGGTAGCAATCAGAATACACCAAGTCGACATCATCTGTAAAATATAAATGTTTCGCTAGTGTTTCTATATAATCTTTAGCGTGTGCATCATCAACGCATGTTTGTGCAAAATACTCACCAGTTGCTATTTCAAGTGCCATATTTTCTGTTTCCATAACACTGGCTCTATAATCTAGTTTTTTGTAAACTACATTGTTATGTTTTTTCATAAATTCTTCAATGTATTTATCTTCGTTTTGTGGTGAATTGGCATTTATTATTATCAACTCACAACAGTCAAACACGGTTTGGCTCGATATATCATTTAGATAGTTTTCGATGTATTTTTCTGCATTGTAAATCGGACAAAAAATGGTAACTTTTGGTAATTTAATCGGCTCTATAAAATCTATCTCTTTATTGTCAATTAGATTTATCCATCGATTAACAATAGTTTTGTTGTTTTCTTTTATCTTATTCAGCAGTTGAGGGCCCTTAAGTTTGAAATATTCTTCACTTGCGGCGCCGAGGAGGTTGTTTGTTACCAGCTTACAACCAAGTATTCTAGCTTCAATAGCCAACCTACTATATGACTCAAGCCATTGTGGGAAGAACACTAAATGTTCTATCTTGGACATATTTTCTATATACTGCGGAAATGGTGCCGAGTTTAAATACTTAAATGGTAACCTATTGTTGTTACAAAACTCTATAGCAGCTGGCATGCCTTTATTTCTGTTTTGAGAGTTCAAAACCGCAAATTCAACCGTCTTTGTCGCATTTAAGTTGCTTTCTAGAACTTTCATCTGCTCGCTGGTCCATATGTTACCGGCTGAATTAACTACATTGTCTAAAAGCAAGTTTTTCTGTACCACTTCTGAATGTTTCTTGCTTTGGCATATTACTGCAAAGGCCTTTTCAAAGAAATTCTGGTTCTGTAGCTGACTTTCTGGTGCTAGAAAATTCTTGTATAGGGACGGGTTGTTTGATTTTATGTATTTGTGATCATGCTCAAATATGACATAAGTTACATTTGCCAGCTCTCTCTTCGTCTCCTCAGACAAAAGAAAGAAGTTTGCAATAATAAAAAAACAATCAGAATTTTCTTTTATATATTGTGGCGTAATCGTTTGTGATTTCTTTTTCTCAAACGAGTAACGATGCGATAATGAATTCATTAAGGCATCGTTGCAAAATTCGGCGCCTCCGGTTATTTCTTCAATGAAATAATCGGAGACAAATATAACTCTATTATTCATATTCTACGACTTGATCCAGTATACCACGCCATTCTTTTTCTTCTTCTGTTTCTACAAACTCTAGAACCGGTGCAACCATCGCTGCAAACTGTTTGTCTTCATTAAATCTTTCTTGTACTTCTGCTGCAAAATCACAAGCACCACAAGCAATACTACCCTCTACTTTGTTGTGTAAATCGTCGTAGCACTGTCTCATTTTTTGTTTTGCTGATTGTTCTCTTGCGTAAGCCCACATTGATTCTTTAATCAAAACTCCTTCCCAAACAACTTGGTCTGGAACATGGTTTAAATCAAATGCAACGTTATAGAATCTATCTTCGCCGGATTCATCCACCAAAAAATCTAATTGCCCTGACCAACCCGTTGCAACAACCGGTAGTCCACTATATGCTGATTCAAACAGCGGTAAGCCAAATCCTTCTCCGTGGGCTAAATGAACTAATGCAGACATTTGAGGGTGAGTATATAAAGAATGCATTTCTTCATCTTCCATATCTCCGTGAAGAAGATAAACTTTACACTTTCTTTCTGGATACTCAGAAAGCAGTCCATCAAGTTGTTGCTTTACCTTGTTTCTATCAATAAGGCAGTTTTTTGCTAAATTTGTTTTTACAACAAGACCAACCTCATCGTTGATAAATTCCTCAACAAACCATTTAACCGTATTTGGTACATTTTTTCTAGGCCCCCACTGAGATACACAAAGGAAATTAATATCGTATTCCATTTCAATATCTAAGTTTGGTAGATTTTCAAATTTTTTAGCCGGGTAGTTTACTGTAACAATTGGTTTCTCTAATCGCAATTCTAGCGTTTGGCCTGTTTCATTGTGGACAGCCTGATAAACGGTGTCTTGATATACATTTTTAGCGTGGTTCGAGACAACAATAATTTTATCAACTTCGTGTGATTTTTCAAGCCAATGGTGGGCGACTTTTGTTGTTTCAATGCCCGCTGTGTATCCTATATTAATAGGTGCGATTTTTTCCCATTCGTTTGGAATTGTAACTTGAAAGGATATATCGAATTGTCCACCTTGTTGAATGTAGGCAACAGTTTTTTCTATACAATTATCAATCCACTCTCTCTCTGGGCTTTCTGTATTTATCCAGGAAGTTGCTCCCCAGGATAATGGTTGAATGTATATATCAAATAGATCTTCTCTGGAGCGTAGGGCCCGTAAAGCAAACCTTGACTGTTCTCCNTATCCAGATCTAGTCAATACTGGTGCTTTAAAAATTAGCTTTTTCTTCATGCTACCTCCATCAAGTGCCAGCGCTTATGGCCTTTTCTATTTTCCCAAGANCCGTGTTTCTCAATTATATTATCCATCAATTCAACCCATCTTTTTTCATACTTTTCAAAGTTATAATTTTTGGTGACGTGAGCTATTCCCATTTCAGACATTTTCTTGTACTTCGCGGGACTTAACTTCATTGCTTTTTTCAAACTATTAATGAAATCTTCTTTAGAGATTCTATCTTCATAGATGTAGGGAACCTGAAGTGAACCAATGACGGCTTTTGAGGCNGGNTGAATACCCCACCCAAACCAGTTCTTTCCATCAGTTACTTGTTCTTGAAGGCCGCCTGTCATAGTAACAATAATAGGACTTCCACAAGAAAGAGATTCTAGCGTTCCAAGACCGAACCCTTCTGCGTCTGCAATGTTTATTGTGAAATCTGCAGCATTATACATTACTGCCAAATCCTCCGGATTTACTTTAGTAGTTGAAAGCAAAACTTGTCCATCACCAATACCTAAATGATTTATTATATGTGGCAAATCTTGTCCGTGCGGATCTTGAGCGTCTGTGTGCATCAGCAGGGTTGCTTGATCGTGACCAACCTCATCTAAAAATTCTTTGAACCACCACACCAATGTTCCACTTTGTTTTCTTCTAGCATTTCTGTTATTCCAAAAGAAAATCTTTTTATTTGGATTTTTTAAATTAACAGTGGAACCTATAATTCTTTGCCTCACTTCCTTTACTTTTTCTAATTGTTCGGCAGTTTTCATTTTGTAAAAAATATTATCATTTACAGCATGTGGTAAATAAGTGCTGTTAACATCTGGCGCCACAGTCTTTACAATTTCGTGAGTTACCTTTGATATACAAACTACTTCATCGTTTGAATTGTAATATTCCGCATTAAAGTGTGGGGCTGGGAAGTTATCCCATACATGATAATATACCATAGGGACATTATTTCTAACCTCGTTTTCGATTTCCCACAGCCAAGTATAAAAACGTGGATCGGTCATAAACCAAAGCATGTCTGGCTTCTCTTTGGCCAAAACAGATCTTATTATTTCGTGGCTTCCGTATCCATCTACTGGATAAATTACCCAATCCTCTTCATATGGTTGAATTCTTTGCGGGGTATAGTCTTCGTGTTTTATTGCGCCACCCAAGCATATAAATTGATATCTTCCTGTTCTCAGCAAGGACTCTATCATATACTTTGTTTGTGTACCTACCCCGGATGGCGAAAGGGGGTGGTCAGATAATACTAATATCTTTTTTTTCATTTATTCCTCATGGACAGTGCTCTGTCTTGTAAAACTTACAGCCGTAACCGCCCGTGCACGACAGGCGGTTTTTAATATAGCGTTGATTTTTTATATTGTACAGTGCAGTGTTCAAAAGTTTAAGAGCATTTTCTGTTTTTCTTGGACCACTCGTAACTCTAAAAAATTCAACCTGATTTTTTTTGGCTGTTCTCTTAAGTAGTGCGAAGTGGGTTTCTACGTTTTTTGGATCAATATTCATTTTTTGACAAAAGTACTTCTTGTACAATGTAAGCTGATATGTAACCATTTTGTCATTTTTCTTTTGCACATTCCATCCCCAGGAGCAAGTTTTCCAATCAAAAATATGAACTTTTCCGTCGGGGGTTGCAACAACTGCATCAATAAAACCTTTGAATTTATAGTTTGGATGGCCATCGATGTCTTCCATAAGCGGCATTTCTACCGCAAGAACTTCAAATTCCTCGAAATAGTCATTTAACGCGTCTTCAATTTCAGGAATAATTCTTTTGCCTTGGCCTATCATGTCAAGCACAAGACGTTGATCGATATCCACATCTTTAGGTAATTCAGTTATATTCTTCTTCAGCTCTTTAACAAAGAAGTCGCTTTCAATATCTTCTTTTAAAAGCTTTTTTTCACATACCGAGTGCATTGCGGTTCCAAATGCTGTGTATGCGTTTCCCTTAAAACCATCGATGCCATCAACGCGTGTAAGCTTATGATAGAATGCGCAAAAATGCCAGTCTTTTAGTTCTGAATATGATATATGTGACACAACTTCTCCATAGTTAAGTTATATTATAACCTCTATTTTATGCGTTGTCAAGTTCTTCTGGTTTTTGTAGCATCGCAAGCTTATTATACAATTGTGGGCTTACTTTATTTAAGAAGTTGTGATTAGAGTCTAGGTAAAACTCTGTAAATCCTGTTGCAAAATATTCTTCAACTGATGTGGCTGCGTATGGACTTATAAACAACCCTCTTACAAGTTCTGATAATTGATCGTATCCAACTGTTTTATACAAAAAATCATCAAAATCTTGGTTATATTCTGAGTCCATAAACGTTGACAGAGGAGCCTTAAATCCGGTGGACCAAAGTATATCGTGCAGATGCTTTCTTTTTCTTAAGAACTCATCTTTTATTTTCTGATCTCCATAAATTTCATATCCATAAGTAGACTCTATAGAGTGTGCTATTTCGTGAACGACATCATCAAACATGTCTTCTTCATCATCTTGAACATTTGATATGTAAAGGGCGCCGTCTTTGTAAAAAGCATTAATTGACCTTTTTTCAAATTCTTCAAACCATCCAATTATGACCATCTCCACTTCACTTCTCAAATGTTGGGGTACTATATCTTCTACCCTATTTATTACCGCCTCAACATTTATTGGGCTATTCATAGGTTCTTTGAAGTATACGTGTAGCCCGTATGGGGTATAAAAATCAGTTTGTTTCTGTTGCAGTTTCTTCTGCGTCTGTTCTATATAAGCTTTCAGCATCGTCCAATCCTAGTTGATATCCACGTAAAAAGTTTTCTTCTGCAAATGCGAATGTAAATTCTGGAAAATCACTTGCCAATACTTCTGCAATCATGTTAACCGTGACTTCCTCGTTATCGAGCTTAGTGCCAACATACTGTACCAGGTAGTCCTTTAGCTCAGAATCCTTTTCTACTCTCATTGCTAACATTGGGTTTGTATGAAGATCTTCTTCAGTCTTGGTTTCTTCTTTATTGATATCACTCATAATGTCTCCTTTGTTATAACACTATAACATTTATTATTTACTGTGTCAAATAAACTATAATACTTTTGACGCTAATGTAGCTACGTCGCTTCTTTCGCCCTTGGTAAATGTAACATGTCCAGCAATTGGAAATTCTTTAAATTTTTCCACAGCGTGTGCGAGGCCGTTTGATGTTTCATTCACATATGCATTATCTATTTGCTCAATATCTCCAGTTAGAACAATTTTAGTTCCTTCGCCTATTCTCGTAATTATTGTTTTAACTTCGTGCATTGTCAAATTTTGAGCTTCGTCAATGATAATAAATGCATTTGCTATTGAGCGACCACGAATATAAGTTAATGCTTCAAGCTCAATTTTTCCTTTTTCCATATACATCTGTAACGCATTTTTATCGTTACCCATAAGAAATTTTAGGTTATCTTGGATAGGCATAAGCCAAGGCATCATTTTTTCTTCCATCGTACCGGGGAGAAAGCCAATATCTTTACCCATTGGCTCTACTGGTCGAGATACAATCATCCTAGAATAATGATTCTCTCTTAAGCCGATTGTTTGTTGAAGGCCTGCTGCAATTGCACATAATGTTTTTCCTGAGCCGGCACGCCCAACCAATGTAATAATTTTAATGTTTGGATCCATCAGCATATCAATTGCGAAGGCTTGCTCTTTGTTCCTTGAATTTATTTTCCAATCAGGCAGCTTATCATGATAAATTTTTCTAAGCGGCTGGAAATGGCTCTCAAACCTCGCAATTGCTGTTTTCTTTTGGTTTGCGTTTGAAACTAACATTACATATTGATTTGGGTGCCAAATATCGGTGACCTCATCGTTATCGATATACACATCATGACCATTATAGAATAAGTCAATTTTTTGGTCATCTACCAGATGTTCAACAAATCCAGCATATAGTTGATCAGATGATACAACGGCTTTTTCGTTGTCATAGTCTTCTGACTTTAAACCCAAAGAATCACATATTACACGCATATTAATATCGCGTGAAACTACGGTTGTTTTTCTTTTCGGTTCTGATTCACGAACAGCCATAGCAGTAGCTATGATTGCGTGATCTGGTATGCGCATATCCAAGTCGGATGGGAACACTGAATTTTTAAGGCACTCATAGGACATTACAGTTAATATCCCCTTGCCTTTACCTAATCTAACGCCGCCCTGAAGTGTTCCTTTTTCTCTCAACTCATCAAGACTTCGGATTATTTTTCTAGCATTTACTCCAACTGAGTCTTGTCTCTTCTTATGATTGTCTATCTCTTCTAAAACTTTTAGAGGTATAAATATATCATGATTTTCAAACTTGTAAATTGCTTCTGCGTCCGTTAAGCAAACACTAGTATCTAAAACGTAATTTTTCTTTGTCGCCATATTTGACTCTGGTACCTTTAATTAGTTCTTGGGTCGTTTTGAACTCTTTACTTTTTTGATTATTTCCCAATCAAAAACCCACACCATTGGTCTTTCTCCTTTTTTGTATGGTACACCACATTTGCGAAGTTTTTCAATTTCTTTTTGAGAAATAATTTGAGCTTCCCAGCCATCGACCCCAAGTTTGTGGACCGATTCGCTTACAATATATCTTTTTTTCAAAATAACAGAAACGTTTGGACCAGCAAATGATTTAACCAAAACTCTATCGTTCTTGGTATATCTTTTCTTCGACTTCATAAATTTTGTCTATAGCTTTTATGGCTGAATCAGGTATAACCAACGCTTTCAAACAAAAGAAGGCCGCCAAGAACATACTCATAGCTAATATTATTAATTCTGCCGCTGTTTCCACATAGGTAACTATGGCTTAAAATAAAAAATGGCTGGGGCAGTTGGATTCGAACCAACAACGGCCGGGGTAACAACCCGGTGCACCTGCCTATGGCGCTTCACCCCAATATGCGACTTTTCTGCCATGGACTAGGTAAGTCACCAACCTCTGCCTACGTGACGATCGGCAGCCACGTCCTGCTTATAATGCGAGCAGAACAGCGCTTTTTATTTGCAGCAACATTCGCATTCGCAAGGACACGAACATCCGCATTTATCACAATTTTCCATAATGAACCCTCCCAGATTAAATAGAAGGGTCATTATTAATATTAACCTAATTGAGACCAGTGGCCCTCTTCAACATCAATATCCACATTGGATAGCGCATTGATCATTTTTTCCCACTTTGTTCCGGAGGCCTGTGAAGGATCGAAACAAACATATGTTCTATCCCAATCAAAGCCACTAAGGCCCTGTACATATCCGCCTTTTTCATATGTCGTATCTGCGAACTTGTACGGTTCTACACCAAATTTACTCTCAAAGCTTTCAAAAAACGGCATCTCGTCATAAGTCATTTCGTATTCATTAAAAGCTTCATTTAATTGTAGTCTTTCAGCTACATCGTTGTTAACGGCAAAGCCGTAATAATGTTGTGGATAAAATTGCATCTATTACTCCTTGTTATTTATAGTGTCAATAATACTTCTCATATCTCTAGCAACACCTTTCTTAAAACCATTCAAATCGCTTTTCAGCAATGCAATTTGATCACTAATATCTGATATTCTCTGGTTAAGTCTGGAAATTTTTTCTGAATGATTCTTTATTGTTTTTTCCAGTTCTGTGTTGTTGTTATCTTCTTTTTGTTTTGGCATTGGTTGCTCCTTTTTCTTAAATAAATAATACCATATGTTTCTTATCATTTCAATTAAAATCCCATAAATAGTTTTTCCAAATCGGACTTATCTGTTCTTTCTTTAACCTTCTCAAAATACTATCTTTAGGGCAAATAGGCTTTCTAATCGGGTGCATTCCAGACTCTTCATTTGTTCGATTTCCTTTTTTTTGATTGCACTTTTTGCAAGATGCAACCAGATTTGTCCAAGTGTTTTTGCCCCCTCTAGATTTTGGTAACACATGATCTAAAGTTAGCTTTTCACTTTTAAAAAAATTTGCACAGTATTGGCACTGGTTTTTATCTCGCCAAAGAATATTTTCCCTATTGCAGGGAACGGTGGTAAATCTAAATTTTATGTATCTTTTCAATACAATTACTGCCGGCAGTTTAAAACTATCCGAAATGGAATTTATTTCCTTTTGATGGTTTTCGATTGCGTTTGCCTTTCCTACCAAACAAAGAACAAGCGCCTCGACCGCATCAATAACATCGATAGGACGAAAAGAAGAATCTAGCTTCAATGCTTTTATTCCCTTCATAAACATAACTATGCTAATTGTCTCGGTAATACTATCTTTGTGATTCTTTGTCGCTATATCTGACCGGCGGCTTTTCATCTTTTGATGAATTTTGTTTTGCTCTTTCAACTAATTCAGAAGATGCGGCTACCTTTTCTTCGCCGCCTACTCCCCACAGCAATTCGACACCAAGATTTTCGCAAACATTTTGTTCTGGGGTATTGCTTTTACCTCTGTCTCCACCATTGGCAAAATATGTTGGTTTATGTCTTTTTATTGCCTCACATACAGTTCCATCTGAATCATCAACTGAATCTACAAGAATTACTCCTTTAATAGAATCTAATATTTCACGACGGGATTCAAAATCCATAAAATTAAATCCTTTTTTGCGAAATAACCATTCATCAGAATTTGCAATTATAATTACATCGCCATATTTTGCAGCTTCTCTGATCATTCTAATATGACCAACATGTACCGGGTCAAAGCCTCCACTAACCATCACTGTCGGGCTTTTTCCAGCTTCAACTGATTTATCATACATATCTTTGTGTATTACCATTTATATTATCGCTTCCTGTTATTCCTACGGTTCTTTCTTCTTTTTGAACCCATTTTCCTACGTCTTCTAAATTTACGATGTGGCTCTTTTCGGCTCATCTTTTCCTCTAATTAATTTGTCTAAGTCTTATCCAACGGTTTTCTTTTTCAGAAAAAACAAGCTTTTGTCTTGATAGCTCGTCGATGACATTTTTTCTAATATCATTGTCGGATATTACTTTTTTTATCATAACATCTTTATTTGATATTTGCAAATTAATTTTTTTATTTTTTTTACGCACCCAATAGGCATAGCTGCTAGCCATACCAAAAAAGTATACGATTGCTATAAGAAGTATATCGCTTATATCCACGCCAAACAAAGCCTCCTATTATATAAATAGTTTTAGGAAGAAATTGTATTGTTAGCTAGATTTAGTCACAATATTGTAAAGTACTTGTGGCGATAAATCACATCTATCATATATTTTAATGGTTTTCCAATCAATAACACATGCTATCCTAAGAGCGTATGCTATCCATTCGCTACAATACCAACAGCTCTTTCTTTTTACGCTAAATGGCAGGAATTGTGAAAGAAGCATACCAGCCCAGTCATATCCACATCCTTCTGTTTGTTTATAGAACTCCATTATGGTGTCAAGCTGCTCGGATGTTATCTTTACGTTTATAAGATCCCACTTTGCTTTATCGTATGTGGGTTTGTTTCTTTTGGAAACTTTCGAAGTTAAAAATGGGCTTATACTAATCCAGGTTTTTCCGTCCGGCAATACTAATTCAGCATGACTATAAGGACTTTTAGTCCACCACCTGACAATATGGTTGTGCCAATTGCCATCACCCTTGAAAAAAGCCACCTTTATTTCCATTTCTTATACTATAAACGCTCCCTCATATAAATGACTGATACGGGGTCTGCACAAAATTCTATTGTTTGGGGAGGCTTGCCTATGTGGTGGTCAGTTACTATGTAAAATGTAAATTTATCCCAAGGGCTTTTTTTATTTTTTGCTTGGTGGCATTGTACTGCTGTAATGACGCCCTCTCCCTGAAATTCAACGAGCGTGGCGCAACTCTTGCCTAGATTAACCATCAGTCCATCTATACAAGGACTGTTAGTTGAATTAAATGCAGCTCCAGGATACCCTGAGAAATCATGCATGTTTGGTATGCCCGGTCCAATTGATTTAGCACAACCAGTGAAAAGCAGTGTAAAAAATATAGCTTTTAGCATACATAATCTCCAGAAAATTGTTTTTTTGTCCCTATTATTACATACCCATATTATATGATTAAAGACATTAAATTTATAAATTATTTTTCTGGAGTACTTCGATAAGCTGAGCTTTATTAAATTTTGAGGTCCCAGTTATGTTTCTTTCTGAACAAAGAGCCCTTAAATCTACTACCCTAAGAGATTGAAAATCAATATCCTCTTTTGTCGAAGATTCGTTTGACTCTGTGCTATCTTCATCTATTTCTAAAATCTTATGTTTAAGGCCATTTAATTCCTTTAACATTCCTGATATCCAACTCATATTTTCTCCTTGTCTAGTTTATTTTAGTAAGATTTTTTAATTAATTTTGTTATTTTTCTTCTATCCATACCCTTGTAATCTCCATTAGCAAGATCTCTGGATGCTGCTAATTCACGTAACTCTGGCATTCTCATCGATGCCAGCTCTTCGTCAGTCGGACACGGTTCCGATACTCGATTAGGTTCAGACTCTTCTGTGTCTTGTTCGTGGACACTACAACCTGTTCCACAACTAGCAGCGTGAAAAATACTTTTTATTTTATCTAATAACCAACTCATATTTTATTCCTTATTTTTCTTAAATATCATTTCATGCATATGCTGAAAATTTCTTCTTTTAGATTCTACCATGATATCAATTTCTTCTGTAGCTAAATCATATTCATCTTTGATTTCCCATAAAGACTCCTCTATTTCGTCTTGGGTATCTCGTATTGTATCTATGGGCTTTATTTCTTCTTTTCTTTTAAACCAACTAAACATATTATTCCTTTAAATGGTGGAGGCGGCGGGAGTCGAACCCGCGTCCGTAATAAATCCAAAGTTAAGTCATTCACAAGCTTATTCAGTTTCTATATCATAAACTGACAAAGATAGATGGTTTTAAAATATCGCTTACCATCCTGTTGCGATAAGTTTTTTGATTTTTACAACTTGTCTGTTGTTTTGACTAGATTGGATAGAAGGCTCTAATCGGCCTCCCTATTAAGCGGCTAAGCGCTGTTCGAAGTGTAAGTTGTTATTTGCAACTAAATTATTTGAACTGTTAAGGCCGTGTCTAACCTGCTTGCACTCGACTCATTCAATACCACGTCGAAGCCTAAATCACCCCCGAGATTTTTTAACAATAACCCCAACTGGCGTATGGTCTGTACCATCTAGCCAAATTAAAGTTTCTTTTCCTCTTTTCACCTTTTCTGCAAAAGTGAAATCTATTTCTTTAGCTGCTTTTTTCAATGCAGCATCTTCACTAGTGTGCTTACTAACAAAATCGCCTTGAATATAGTGGCCATTCCATTTATAAATTTTCCACATTATAAACCTTCCTCAATTTTTTGTTTTATATATTCTTCACTAAAACCAACATGTCCAGTATAAAACTTCATATCTCTACCGATATAGATATATGTCGGATATGCATTCAAAAGATAGCCAGTCACTCCTGGCTCTGCAACAGAACCATCTTGTGGATCCAGCATTTTTTCTCGACTACCCTGTAGTACTGGAGCTGTAGTGATACCACCTAGAGCTGCCCACTGCTGTACGTCATATTCTGTTGGTTCTATTCCCGGATCTGGGCCATCAATCAAAACTGTGACAACCTGTACTCCTTCGTCTGCATATGCGTTTTGGAGCGCTTGAGTCTCTGCTGCAGCTAGTTTGCAGGGATAACACCAGACTGAGGAAAAGTCGAGCACAATAACATCACCAATATGATCGTATAACTGCCAGGTATTTCCATTTTGATCTTTCAATATAAAATTGCAGGCTTTGTCACCTATATCAATCTGCTGGCAGTCATCTGCTGGTACAACGCCGATCGGATCCGGCGGTGGCTCTATAACATTTCCTGTATCTTTATCTTTTATATTTGTTTCTAATTTTGCCGGTGCACAACCTATTATAGTTATAGCTAGCACTGCGCCGATCATAAAAAACAGTTTTTTCATATTCACCTCACAAATAAATAGGCTTTTTTTGAAAAAATTACATCCGGTTGTGGATCTTTTGCTCACCACAGCTGACCTATAGTTGTTTTGTTTTTACCTCACTGGTGTGGAGGCTCATAATAGGTATGGAGCCACCGTTACCTTAGTATATTTATACCGAATGGTTTTAGTTTTCAAATATCGTCTAAAAAGTAATCTTTTACTTTGTAAGTAGATAAAACTCTTTTGAATTCAGAATACGTTAATCCTAAAAATCTAGCTGCATCTTTTTTTGAATTAGTTGTTGATATTGCAAATTTTAAAAGAGCTTCTTTAATAATGTATCCTGAATTTCTCCAAATGTCAAATCCATAAAGTCTGTTATTAATATTGTTTGCTGAAAGTTCAAACTTTATTGCGATTAAATCTTCAATTGTAAGAGAGTTCATACATGTTAATAATTCATCATTTATTAAGTTTTTATTCTTTAGTAACTTTATTACACTTTTATTAACTGTAGTAGCTTTCATTCGCAGTCACAACTTTAGTATAATAGTAAATTTTAAATTTGTCAAGTTTTATGTAAAAATTTATTTGGATTAGAAGTCTGAAACTATGTCTTCCAAATCATTGGTAGGCCAAGATGTCCGCGGTGGCCCAGAAACATCTTTTGAAAAGACTCCGGATCCGGGGTGTGTATCTCCATCGGGATCTTTGTGTGTGTGTTCCGAAGCAGAGGAGAATACTGCCGGGAATGCAACTTCTTCAATAGTATGAAGCCAATTTTTGTGAGAGTAGAGAATAAATTGCTTGCACATTTTGCCAAAAAGCAATGCTTGTGCTGCAGCAATATCTTTTGCCTTTAGAGCCCTATCTTCCTCCGGTACCTTGGGTACAAAAGCTGGATTATCGCTTACTATTGGTGTCGGATCAAAACTTGTAATTGCAATCTTTGTTTCTGCAAGACTCATCCACCTGCTATCATCATCTTCCAAGTCTACTCTTGGTCGCAATCCTAAGAAAATGAAACTTAAACATGTTTCAACAGCCTCCATACAATCAGCCGGCGTATCGCTCAAACCAAAATTTATTATATATTTTATCCATTCTGTATATGAATATTCCATTAAACCTCTCTTTTATTTAGAATTCTAATTCCGGAGCAGCTTCTTCTTGATCTGGCCCAGGATCTGATTTTGCCATATCGTAAGCCTGATTTGTAGGCTCATCTACTTGATCGGCTAATTCTGTTTCAAACTTATCAAAGTAAAGTTTTAGATTTGCAATCAGATAATCATAAAAAAGCTCCTGATCTTCTTCATTTGAAAGAAGCTCATAAGAATCAATAACGCTAGTTTCAATTTTCTTAAAGCTTTGGTAAGCCATATTGCGACCGGTCTCATCTTCACCTTCGATTCCAAAAGAATCTACAGGGTCCTCTTCTTCCTGTTCATCATCAGCTGATTTTTCTGCGTCTGTTCTAATATCGATAAACTTACCATCATCACCACCTTCACCACCAACGTCAATTTCGATTTCTTCATCCATATCTATGAATTCATCAATTTCCTGCAATTGGTCAGCCTCGTCATCGGCTTCATTATTGGTGATTGCCGGCGTCAATGTATTGACCACAGCCTGAATCACGTGTGATCTAAAAGATTGTCTTTGAGAAGAACTTGTTGTTAAAAGCTTGTAATCTGTTTCCAAAACTGGTATAATCTTCTTAAGGAGATCTTCTAAAACGTTAATTCCAGTTGATTTGTTTGGGGTTGGGCTGTTGTCTGGGGTTTGCGCCTCTTTTAATGTCTTAAGTTCAATATCAATAAACGAGCGAATAACCTCACGAAGATCTTTTTCTTCGTCTGTTCTTTTTTGCTTGACATGTCTGATCATATGTCTTATATTTTCTCTGAGGATTTCTTCTTCTTTTTGATTCATCTCATAATTCCTTTTTCCATAATTAGTCTCATAACATCATCTATCGTGCTTATGTCAACATTTTCTTTTATAGCAAGATTCTTGCCAGTAAGCTTGCTTATTTCTTTTTGTTTTTTATTAAATTTCTTTGTCGCGTCTGAATTCCAAGAAGTTCCATCAGAACCGACCATAGCGCCCTGGACGGCGCCGGATGCCATTGAAGAGATTTCATTCATTCCACTATCAATATCAAATATTGAGAGCAAATCAAATATGTTGGCTTCGCCAACAAAGTCTTCAAGCAACTCAATCGCTTCCTCATCTTCATCGGCTTTACCGAGAAGATATCTCATATCAGAGGCGTGGAATGCTAAAGGGTTCTTGCCTGATTTAACACTTGGCATATCATCTTTCAGAGGAGACACATTTAATAATCCCATATATTGGGAAGAATGTGCAACTGGTTGTACAGCAGCGCTAGATAAATCACGCAACAGAACTCCATCCTTGACATATTTAGCAGCTTCTTTAAACCTTGCTGCGTCCCCTCCCTTGGTGCTAACTCCAAGTATTACTTCTGTACCGGGCTCAACCGGACCATCCTTTCCTATGAATTCGTATGTGGCTGTAATAGGTGATGCATGCCCAGATACTTGCACATCTACGTTTGGAAGCTGTCTAGTTAGCAACTCCCACACTCTTTTGGAATCACCACTCGTTATCTCGCGACCATTTGGTAATTTGCGAGAAGATTTTAGTGGGGCAGATATCAATACAGTAACTTCATCTGCTTGCGAGGCATATTCTTCAACCATCGCAAGGTGTCCCTTGTGAGGTGGCTTGAATGCACCAGGAACAACAGCAATAACTTTTGAAGGGCCAACAGGATCAGCATCCTCGTCCTCTATCTCTATTTCATCGTCCTCTTCGTTTAGTGACGTGTCCGCTTGGAAAGCGGATCCCATTCCACCGAGAATAAACTCACCGGTAATTTTTACTGGATTTGGGCCAAATAATTTTTCATCACGCAAAACAACGCCTTCGTGGTCCATCACATTACCCATTGGACTGGTTAATCCTTTGAGAACATCATTTCCTAACATACGAGTTGCGTGCATCATGATAGCACCATATATTGCAGCTTCTGCATCAGAATCTTCGATTAATTCCACAATTGGCACAGAACCGTCTAGAATCGCTTTGTAAAGCTCTTTATGTAGTGGGTGGGTCTTCTTACCATTTTTGAGCTTAACGCTCTTATAACGCGGATTAGAGGCCTCTGATAGCCATTCTCTTAATGATTTGGTAATCTCACGGTCATCTGACACTCTTATTGTCAATGGTTCACTAAGGGTACGTTCAAAATCTATGTCTGAATCTTGTAGCCTCTCTGTTGGTACAGAACCATATACTTCAAATCCGTATTCATTTGCGACTACATTTAATTTCGAAATTAGTTTTTCCATCACTAGCGGATCAAAAGGAACTTCAACGCTTGGAGCTTTTACTCCTTCTGGGCGTTCTGCTCCAGGTCTCTCTTGACCTGTTCGACTGTGAACCTTGTGATAAAATTGATTTAGTCCATGGATAGCTAAGAAGTTTTCATCATATTGAGTTACATTCGTTGTACCGGCAACATACTCGGTATTTAGAAACATTGAAGGATTATCAAGCATCCCCAATTCTTGTAATTCATTTTTTATTGATGGAAGAGCTGTATTTAAAATTGTTAGTAGCGTTCTAATTGCCGGCCGCATTCCGTGTCCTTCCGGAAATCTGTCATCAACTCGGGCCATTGTTATACCTTCAATGTCGATTGGCTTCAAAGACCCTCTATCTACTGCAAATTGTTTTGTTTCTTCGTCTCCAACAACTTTGAAAGACACATTGACGCCGTCAATTTTTACGGCGCCAGCACCTTTTTTTTCAACAAACGTTTTTGCTCTTCCAAAAAAATCTATCAAATCATTACCGCTGTTAACCCACCCTAAATCAAAAGGGTGATTCATGTGGCCTGCTGCACCGCCCATTACTCGTCTCCCTTAGACTCTTCTAGAATACTAAGTTTTTCTTGTAAGACTCGCATATCGCCTTGCATACGCCTAGCATATCTCTTCACTTCTCTTAAGTGTTGTTTAGCTAAAGACATTCTTCTTTTCTCAGTCACGGTTCGTGGTTTGAGATTGGAAATAATTTCTTCGAGACCTTGAATATAAGTAAAAATAGTCTTTTCATCTAAACTCTCATAGAGAAAATCTTGCCAGTTTTTTTCTAAAGACACTTGTGCGCCCTCCATTTGTTGAAGCCATAATAAGTCCAAAATAAATTTTTGTTTAAGTTTTTTGAGTTCGATTCGAGTCTCAACTTTTACTTTTCCTGCCCATTTGCTTTTCTTTCCTTAACTATTTTAATAGCCTTCATCAAAGCTTCCTTGATTTGCTTGTCACTCAAGTTAGAATTGCTGATAATTTCCTCTACGCGCTCACCAGTTCCTTTCTTTATTCTACGACCGGTTGCACGTGCACCTTCCCTATCTTCCGCAGGGTGCGAAGGTGATTCATCAAGATCTTCCTTATCATCCTCGTCATCATCTCTTTTTGCCATAGAGTGGCTGTGGGCTTCTGCTAATGAAGCGTTAGTGACTTGAATGCTATCGTAGGGTACCCCTTCCGAAATTGTTCCGTCTTCAAACTTCATATCATAGTGCGTGACTTTTCCAAGCTCTTGATCATAGTTGTGTCCGACTGCTTCTGCCATTTCAATCTGGCCGTTTCTTTCCACACCACCATGGTGTACACAGTAGTGGTTTGGTGAAAAAGCACCTTCATCCACACCTTTCTTCTCTTTCTTGTCTGCCGCAGCCTTTTTCATTGACTCTTCCTTGTCGCCGTCACCATCAATATCAATGTAGTCCGGCTTTTCAGCTTCTTCTTGAACTTCGGCTTCCTCCTGCACTTCTCCAGCGCCGTCAAATTCTTCAAATTCTTGTAGGGTGTTAAATTTAAAACCCCAAGCTTCGTTAAGAAGTTTGTTTAATTCGTTATTTTTCCAATCTTTTATAGACATCTTTTTTTCTCCCTTTTGTAGATGTTCAAAGTAAATAGTACTCTTTATGCTGTCTTCCCAATCACGAAAGCACATATTGCCTATTTCGTAAGCTTCGCGCTCCATTTCTCTCAAATGTTCATCACTCTGAGCGTATCCCTCGCCCATTTCTCCAACGTTTTCGAATTTGCCATCACAATTCTGTTTGTGATGAACTAATTCGTGAGATAAGGACCTCATAACGTCTTTTGGATGCCGGCCAGTAGTATATACCGTAATTGACTTTTGCTCCGGATCGTAAAAAGCTGTTTTTCCCAAAGGATTTTTAGCATTATTGGAATCTCCTTTTAAAAACAATCTGGGAGGATCCGCAAATCCCATACGTTTTTTTGCAAAAGGCATAAACTGTTTTATTAATGGCATCAATGTATCAATCATATGAATTCCAAGTCAATGCAATAAATAGTATTGAATGTTCATTTACGTCAGATGACTTTTATCTGACTTAGAAACAAGCTTTAAACTCATTGTAAAAAACTCTAATTCAATTTTTGGTCCGCTTAGTGGCATAACTTTTGAAACCGAAATCATGCGATTAGATTTGATCTGGTTTTTTATCTCAATAATTATTCCGTAATTTGATTCCCAAGCGCTGTCTCTACTGTCCCAAGTTTGCCATTCGACAATATCTCCGGGATTTAGATCTTGAGCGGCTAATTCTCCAAAACTTAATTCTTTTTCCATATTATAATTAAAGCTAGCGACAAACAAGTGCACGGGATAACAAGGCAGCCAATAAAGTAATTACCGTGAATTCATATCCACACAACCCATAAATAGCCCAGGCGCCACCCAAAATTAAAATAGTTTTCCAAATATTATCAAAAGCAAATAACATTAATTAAATCCTAACACTAAAAGTTCATCTTGTTCAATTAAGGCAATCTCTCCAGTCTCTGCATAGATCATGACTCTATTTTCTGAATCAACCCTGCTGTCAACAATAAACACTTTCGTTCCTCTGAGAATTCTTACCATATCTCTGTTTCTCGGATTATAGCACCAAATATGTCCTTTTCCTACAATTATACAGGGAACAATCAATGGGCCATCATCTGGTTCTAGCTTACCAGAAATTTGCCTAATTATTCTTTTAATTTCATCTATGTCTAACGGTTTAGGTGCCATATAAGTAACTAGAATTTGCATCACTCAATATTTCTATGCAAATATCGTCACTTTTTTTAGTATATTCAACAATACTGGTGATATATTTTTTATTCAATTTTTTGGCTTCACTAAACTGGTTCTCCAAATAGAAGTTTTTATCATACCAGAACCACTTAACAATAAACTTTTTCTTAGAATTTTGCAAAATTATTCCCACCCGCAAATGTTTATTGTGACCGGGCCATTTAAATCCTACTAAATCTCCTATTTTATAATTTTTCATAATAACTTATAACATATTTTACAAAAAAATGCAAATTAAATTATATGAGCATAAGCTAAAATAAAGCCAGTTAAAGCTTGTGCTATCATAAAAATAGTTATCGCTTTTGTTTTGAATATTTTCAAATCTTCTATTTCTTTTAAAGCGTTTTTAAGTTGCGGCGGCGATGCGACCTCATCAATACGTTCTTTCCAATTTTTTAAATCAATAACACGATCTTCTTTTGCTTTCATTAAAGTCATTTCTTGCTTTATATCTTGTAGCTCATCTCTCAATGCATCAATGCCGATTGATAATGATTCAAGTTGCTCTAAAACAAGTCTAGAGTATTCATTCCATCCATTTTCACTAGGTGCCATAATTCGCCCTCCAACTCTCTTAATTAGTTATCAGACTAGCATTTAATCTTCTCAACAGTATACTGACCACCATTATTAATGACTTTGTTTATGACCAACTCAAAATCTAATGGTTTAACGTCATTTATTTCGGGATTATCGCAAACTTTTGTCAGCACATCATCAATATTTTTTTGAGAATCTTCGTAATATTCAATACGATTGATGTTTGATTTTCCATCAGGCATAATTTTATTACTTAACATTTTTACCATAACATCGCCCTTCGATTCTCCTGCGGTTGCAATCGGTCTAATTTTAGATGAATCAATTCCTATTTCATCAAGGTAGTCTAAAATTGGTCCAAGAGACTTGCCTCTTCGAGCTGTTAAAATATAGGTTCTAGAATTTTCTGAAAAGTTTCTTAGTACGTCCGTGACTAATTTAATCTCAAGAGGATTTTTTACAATAGAAAAGTCACTGAGGTCTATCTTGTATCCAGCATTAATTAATCCATCAACTGCATCGAAAGAATCTATACCTTCTTTTTCTGCAGCTGCGTTCATGTATTCCTCAAATTCTTTTTGATCTCGCAATGTGGCAGTTGAACCATCCGGCGCCGTGACACGTGTTTCTGATTCGGTGTGTGCTATTGTCTCATCAAAATCAAAAATACGCAGAGTAGTTACGGGCTCATAATTTTCCGCGATAAACTTTCGCCAATTTTCAAGTAGGAGTTTCACGCGCTAGCAATGCCTTTTTCAAAACCCTTGAAAGGGTTTTTTAAATCACTTCTTAAATCAATCAAAGTTTGTAACCAGCCTTGAGATTCTGCCACATCCTTTAACATTGATAAAATACCGCTCGGATCCAACGCAGTAACAACTGTTTGAATTAATAGCTTTATTTTTTCTAAATTTTGTTGTACAAAGGCAGCAATTTTTGCTGCACTAGCAACTCCCCCAGACATGGTATCTAATATAGCTTTAGCTCCAAGTTCAACTAGTTTTTGCAAAACTATCGCTAATATCGCCGCACCAGCTTTTAAGTATTTTGGACTTCTCAACACTCCAAAAGCTTGAACTATTTGCCTGGATCTATATTTTGGAAATAGTTTTAAAAGAATATTGTTTTTTGTTTTTACTGCAATTGTTCGCATGCTGGAAAAAAAGCTTTGTAATTTTTTTAGTGACGCGTCAACAAAGGACATCAACTGGTTATCCTTCCAATCGTTGAAACTTTGTATCTGTTTTTTTACTGAGTTAAAAGAATTACTAAAAAACGATCCAATACTCTCGTCAAGCAATCTCTGTTGCTCTTCTATTATGAGTATTTCAGTAACATAATTACCTGCCCAAATTTCTTCTACAAGATTTTCGGCAGACCTCTGCTCGCTTAAATACCCTCGCCAATTTTCAAGTAGGAGTTTCATTTACTAAACTTCTTAAATGGCCATTTTCTAGGCTTTGTTTTAGGCATGCTATCAGCCCGGTCTTGTGCAATAAGATCTTCCCATGCAGCCGCCTCGTCTGGGGTTTGTGGAACTCTTGAGGGTCTAGCTACTGGATCTTCCCCTGGGCCATATTCTTTATCCCAAATTTTGGCCCAATCGTCTAATCCTTTATCTCCACCACCCGGCTTATATGATGGATCATTAGCAAAATCTTTTTGGCCCGTGAGCTGATCCCAAGTATCTCTAGCTTCTTTATCTGTCAGTTCGGGCGCATCTGTTGCTTTCCCAAACTCACCAGAATCAAACATCTCCGCCCAACGATCTAAACCAGACACTTCTTGTGTCATATCATCAGAAACTGCTTCTGCTGCTTGCCCCATTTGATCTAGCGCAGGTTCACCAGCGGCCGAAAGTGTGTCTGCTACTTTATCAACAACACCTTGTTGCTCTTGCGCGAACTCTGCTATCTTTTCTGGACTAAACTCTTGTGCACATTCAGCTACTTCCCGAGCTAAATCGGGATCTTCTGGTTGTAATGACTGGGCCAACTCCATAACATCGGATGCATCACCGCCCTTATCAACAACTTTATAAATATAATAAACAGCGGCCGCAGCAAGTAATCCACCCACAACTACTTTGGCTACCTTTACAGTCTTTGGATTCTTTTCAGAAAAATCATTAATCTTTTTGCTGACAGCAATAACCTTTTCGGCCGCTTTCTCTTTAAATTTGTTTTGTATCATCCAAGCTTGGGTTGCTAATTTAAAAAGTGGACTAAATTCTTGTTCATTTAAATTTTGTAATTGGTGGTCAACAGATTTTTCCCAGTTTTCTAAAAATGTATCGACGGCGCCATTTGATTCAGATAAAGTATTGAGAGCATCATAAAAAGATGTTTTAGTGACTGTATCATTTTCAAACAAATACAAATCACCATAGTGAGATGCTTGTTCGCTCTCAGCTACATATTGGCGCCAATTTTCAAGTATTAGTTTCACATTTCTTTCCAGTATTTTATCCAAGCATATGCTTTTCTTTCATTTAAATAGTTTTCTTTTTCGTCATTATCATATGCCTCAAGCTCAAAAGGATTAACATAGTAAGCGTCAGAACCGCTAAGTCCCGAAAGCAGCCCGTTTAAATGAAAATAAGCATACATAATCCATTGAAAAATAAACAACATTTCAACTTGCTGTTTGTAGTGAATCGTTTCATGTCTTCTTACTCTTTCATCTAATTCTCCTCGCGAGAAAACAAAAATAAAAAAACTTAGCGCATTTATTTCAATTGGAGCCAGCTTAGATAACCATACTGGAATTTTACTGTTTTCAAAAAATAAAGGAAACATTATTTAACCTCTTGAACAGTTTTGTCCATCTCATCGTCAAAGTCAGATCTTATCCAGACCATTGAATTAAATTGTGCTCTTTTTCTTTCCAACAACAAAGATCCTTGTGGTTTGACCAATTCTCCTTGTACCTCTACACTTTCAAAATCAATTTCAGTTTTTTGTTTATAAACAACGCGAGGCTCCTCCTCGTCGTTTGCATATGCAACACTCGATAGTAAAAATATTAAAATGTATTTCATTCTGACTCCTCCTTTATTTGTACAGATTCTGCCTCTGCCGGTTTATCATCCGGTAAATCTTTGGTACTTATAAAAGCAGCTAGACTTAAGCAAGCAAATCCGATTATAATTAGCTCCATTTAATTATCATAGTCTCTGTCAACATCATCTCTTACCATTGAAGTAGCTTTTAACATATCTTCAGGCTCAACCTCTTTGAGTATTAGATTTCCTGTCTCAGGCTCATAATACATTCCAATTAAATCTCCTTTAGATACGTTTTTCATTTCTTCTTCTGTGATTGTGATTTTGCCGCCGTTCTTTTTTACAAGCATTGTAACAATACTAAAAAGATACTCGGGATCTTGCAAATACTTGCTCATGAGTTTAGAAATCCTTTCCACGTTTTTACGAGGTTTTCGTTTGTTTGCATATGCGATGGCCGGCGAGAATTAACAAACTGAGCTAATACTCTATTAAATATCACATTAAGGTTATCTTCATCGTCCATTTCACCCTCTACAAGCTCTTGAAACAACTCAGCCATAAGGTCAGGCTCATCAGCGTTAATCGTGAATACAGCGGTAAATGCGACCTCTCCGCTCTGGTCTACTGTTATTGCATTCATAGATAAATAATATTGAGTATTTATTTCTTTTCTTGGCGCTTCTAAAAGTTGTTTTCTCAATTCAATTCTAAAGTCGCGAGAATCAACAATCTGTTTTAGCACCTCAATCCCCAATCCTAAGTCTTCTGGATCATAGTAGTGTGTATATCGTGCAGACGATTCATATGATTCAGAGTATTCTCCATCAGTTTCTAGATCCCATTCATATGAGGTAAGTGCTCCGTCTTCGATGGACATAGCAAGATTCATATATGTACCACCTTCCATTTGTCCTTCACGCTTGAAGTAATCAGTGAGAACAGCCTCAAAAGCATCTCTTCTGTCGTCGATTATTACATCAATGTTTTCAAGCGCGTCTCTGTATTCTTCTGGCATTGCCATATAACCGTTACCATAAATGTCAGGATGCTCAAAGTTAATCTTCATAGTCAAGTGTATTTCTTCGCGAACACGACGAATAACAGGTGTATAGTTGTTGGAGTCTTCAAATATATCACCATATATCGCAATCACCTCATCGACAGAGTTCCACACAACTTCTTCTTGATTACCGGGTAGTCTTTTCCACTCATCAACCGGCCACTTCGCAATAAATGCTGCGAAGGGTCTGATATAAGCACCCTCACCACCATCATCTCCAACTTCATAGTCAGAATATGTTTGAGCCATCCTATTATTGTACTCATTCATTATCTCTTCGCACTGCCCTTCGTATTGTGCGATAATGTCGCCAACTAAATTAGCATCCAGATCATCTTCAGTGTCTGTGTTTTGTTTCATATTGCCGCTAACGAGAGCTTGTGCACCCAATAACTGTCTCATTAATCTTTCACGACCAGCAGCATTTGCAGTATCTTCGTAAGAGCCACCAAAAATCATAAATTTATTAAGATCAATAATGCCATTATCATTTTTAGGCATATTTGCTATGACTTCTTCTTGGTTTGATCTCGCCCAATCAGTAACTCTATTAGTTAAACCGGGAATATCGACACCATAGACGCGCTTTTCNGGCATTCCAACGTCTTGTCCNTCATCCCAACGCTTTGGAGGCTCGTCACCTTCATAATATCTAACATGACGGATGCGTGTGCGAGAAATTGGCTCAATATCACCGCTAAATGGACGTTTATCGTCAGCAAATATCTCGCCTTCTTGAATTTCTTGCTCTGCACTATCAATATTACCCGTATCAGTGGCGCTCAGAAGGTCTTCTGTCTCAACCACGTATGCTACGGCTCCATGGCCCTGAGCCTCGGCTACAGCGCATTTATAGTAGGATTGATAGGCATTTTGACGACTAGCTGGAGAATGACAAGAAGTAATTGTGTCAAAATCACTCATTCTGAGTACATCTATTGGATGTCGAGTGATAATAATGGAATATTTGTCATTATCAAGGCTATTTATCTCTTTTTTGATGAATCCAGCGTTCTTTTTCCAATATTCGCCGTATTTAGTGGCTAAATCGGTTAAATCATAGCCTGCTGGGCCTGCGACACCCGGATTTACGACATATAAGTTAATTTGAGTGTTAATTCTCTGAAAATTCTCGTATTCTTTTTCATCGAGCGCTGCTTTCAGCATTTTTCCGGTAACTCTTCGTGGTGTGTTAACTGGTCCACCATCTGCTAGCTTATAGTTGGCATTATCCATGTGTTTATAGACTTTTTGGTATATTTCGTCTTTTCTTTTGCTTAAATCAGCCAATTTGGAGAAAAGCTTGCCGATTTTCATCTGAATCTTCTTAGTTTTCTTCTTTGGTTCAGATCCACCCATTAAAGTATCAAGAAAATCGTCTGATGTGCGCAGATCACGCTCGGCATACACCATCCCTTTCTCCCAATCTACATCATACTCTTGAGATCTGAAGAATTCTGAGAACTTTCCAAGATCTGAACTTGGATCGGTGGTCGGAAACGGTATAACAACGCGCATTTTGTTGCTAAAAAGGTCATTTAAGGGTAAATTTGCTGGATTTAGGTCGTCCAACACGTCTTCAAGCACTCGCATCTCGTCTTCGGTTACTTCTCGGAGCACTTTTTCATTAACAGGGACACAATTTGGCACATTTTTGCCACTTTTCTTCTTCATTCCGACTTGTTTATATCCATCCCAGCACTTTTCTTGCAAAGTATCCAGAAGATTGGCTGTTTTTAATAGAATTTGCTCATCATTTAGCATTTATTTACTCTTTCATTGACTTGGAGCCGCGGCATTTCCACTTTTTGCGGGATAATGCGTTAGCACAAGGGGGATTTTTACACTTTTTAATCTTTGCAGATCGTGCGCAGTAAGCATCGCCCTTTGCAGTACCAGGTCTAATACGGTCTCCACCGCCTTTTGCTTGTCCTTTCTGCCCATATGAGCGACATTTACCGTCTACGCGCTTAGCAAAACGCTTTCCTTTGGAGGGTTTGCAAGGTTTTTTCTTTTCTTCATCTAAAACTTGAGTTAATTCATCTTCAATCATGATTTGTAGAGACTCTTTCTTAGAATTACCCCAATTCGCGGCGCCAACCTTGCGACATTTTACTAAAGCACCAGAGGCATATGCGCTAGGCCACACTTTATAGCGTGATTTTACTTTATTATAGCAAGCATCTTTCTTGGCTTTCTTCTTTTTCTTCTCGTCAAGAACAGCCTCTAATTCTTCTTTAATTGTAACAATAATTTTTTCATTATTCTTGCCATAAGTTTTACAAGGGTCGTTTCCACAGCCACAGTTCATACCTTCGTCGACTTCATTTTCTTCTTTTAAGTCGTCATCTTCAGTGCTATCAAGAATTTTATCAATTCTGTCTGCCTGCCCTTTATGCATTTTCGAAGCTCCGTGGAGTTCTTTAGATATTTTTTTAAGTTCTTTCTCATCTTCTTTCGAGTGAGACTCTAGAAAAACTGCTTCAAGTTCTTCACGAACAATTTTTTCTAAATTCATTTGTAATTCCTCATTTTTTTTAGATTTTCCTTTTTTTCCCCACGACTTTCCTCTGCCTCTTTCTTTACAGGCACCAGGTGTCGGCCGACAAGCGGGATATTTTTTACGACTTTCGCCGGATCCTCGACCACAAGACTTATAGCCACCGCTGCCGTCGGGTGCGTTGCAGTCAACCCAGCCTTTTTTGGAGCCTTTAGCTCCCTTTCTTCCAAACCAATCTCTTAGGGAAGACTCTTTGCTTGACTCAGAGCCGGCTTTTTTCTTTTTTTCGTCAAGATTATCATATAAATCATTCATTTTTAGACATTTCCAAAGCTTTCTCCAATAAATAGATCGGAATTTCAGTATCTTCTATGTCTTTTATATCATTAATCGTTAGCCACTTGTATGCATCATGCTCTATTTCACCTGTCTCTGGATTTGGGATATCGACATTTACTTCTCCAGCCCACTTTTGAGTCAAAAAATAGTGTTTTCCCTTCTTTGGCTCTCCGAGATATTTTAAATCACTTAATTTACAAGACAGGCCGGCCTCTTCTTCAAGCTCTCTAACGGCGCCGGCTTCTATTGAATTATCTTTATCGTCGATATGTCCACCTGGTATTGTCCAAGAACCAGCTCTGTCATCAATATTAGAACGCCTTAAAATCAAAAATTGTTGCTTATCATTAAGACAAACAACAATTCCTACTGTTTTCTTCTCACCTTCCGTGAGAAACTTATTCCACTTATATTTCATTTACAAGCTTTGGGATCTTTTCCTTGATACCCCCTACAAAAATTTCTAAGGGCCCTGTCTATATTGACTTTTGTTATTGGCGCCACCCAAATCATGTTTTCTTGAACTTGCATATCTGGATAGTACTCAACGTCTACGCCATATAATATACCCACTTGGCGCCCTTTTGTATCATAAATTACAGAACCCGAACACCCAAACCAGCCGTATGTTTGAAGTATTATATGATTACCAATACCCGGCCCATCAGCGTAGCCAGCAACTCTACCACTAAATGACATAAGTTTGTGAGATGAAGGGTATCCTGAATATATTATATTTGTTCCAACGCTGGCAACTTTGTCTAGAGGTTCATATTTCATTGGTTCAATTGTTCTGAACGGTGTTCCTAAATATAGTATAGCTATATCATTTGCTTTGTCTGAATATATGAGCGTACCTATATGTGACTCTTGTTTGTGTATAACTAAATATTTTACTCCTAAAATACCATCTGCAACATGTTGTGCTGTAAATACCAAATTAACATCTTTGTATTTTATGTAGGAACCAGATCCGTGGCCCCCAGAAAAAGGTTCTGTAACTCTTACAGCAGCTGACCGTACTCTCTTTTCAACTGAACTATTTATCGTTTCGATGTGATCTACAGGCAAAGAAGGTGCGTAATCAGACACGTTTGCATGCGATACCCCTGTTAATAAAAATAAAATGATTGTAAATAATTTAAGCACCGGTGTCATCCTCCTCTTCGTAATACCTATATCCAATCTCTACTAATGTACTTCCTGGCGGGATAGTGTGGAAATAAACCGTGTTATCCGTTTCCGAATAAGACCAGGTTGATATTCCAGGTTCTACTAGTGCGCTGTTCATAAAAACTCTGACAGAATCTGTTATGGCCTGATGCTTAAGTTCCCATTTTTCGTGAGGCTCAATAGAAGCCGCAGCATCAGCAACTCCGGCTGTCCAATCGTCTGCACAAATATCGATAATATTGCCAGCAAACGCATTTGTGGCATCCATATATCTTGTTCCCACGTCTATTGGACTAACCCAACTGTCACATAATGACTCGGTTGGTTCTTGATTTACAATACTAGCAAGAAATACAGATCCACCACGAAGCCCACCATACCAACTAATAAAATCATATTCATCAGAAAAGTGATCGTCACTTTGCTCCTGTTCATCGGAGACAAAGACCACTAAAAGCCCCGCATCTGGTCTCATCCAAGTGCCAGAATATGAATTATTAATAATATACTCATATACGGCATCAAAACCCTTTTCCATACCTCCCCGACCCATCGCACTATACATTGCTTCGGCGTCGACAACATCATCACCCGGAACTAAAGGAAACTGATTTTCAGCAACTGCACGCATTGGATCATTTGATATCATAGCCAATCGCCAACTAGTGGGAGGCAATGCTCCCAACATTACACCTATACCGGCCATTAACTGAGCATCAAATCTATGCATTGAGCCGGAAGTATCAATAACCCATAAAATGTCAATACCATCTACAGTATTTGGTTGAGTAAAAGAGTCAACCCACACTAAACCAGGATCATCAAACCCGGTGTCAATATATACCGGAACTTCGACTTCTATATAAACAGGTATCTCAACCTCTTCGGTTACCGTTTCTGTTTCTACCACGGTTTCAGTTTTTATGATGGTCTCTGTTTTACCGGTAACAATACTATAATCGGGACTGCAGCCCAATACGGTCAAAAAACATAGCAAGATATATAAAAATTTGTGCGCCATCCACTAATAACTATTACGATTTATGATTTGGCTCCCTTAATAAAACAAAACTTAACAGCATCATGTTAATAATAGAAAGACAAGAAAGCTCGAAAGAGGCCTCACCGGTCAAAATAGTGCTAGCAAAAACAAGAAGAAATATGTTGATAAAAAAGGCCACAACGCTTACAATAAACAGCATCCGGCCTATCTTATGAAATATTTTTTCCACATTGTAACTATGGACGATCGCGCTAAGAAGAAATTATTTCCAAGCTCAAGGGATAGTGCATTTGTATTTCAGAATAATCAAAAACATAAACCGGCANCATAGGGAACATTGACAGTTGCTCTATTTCTTGCTCCCCAACAATAAAACCATATTTAAATTCAGTATCGCCCCTATAGTTTGTGGTTCGAACCTTGACAAGGTCACCGACCTTGTGGGCAAATTCTATATGCGGTCCATTGTTGCAAACTTCCCCGTCTAAATCGCGAAATTTTTTACTCAAATTTTTTTCCAAAATTTTTCATCTAAAGTTAAGTTGCATAATGCAAAAATACACCCGCAACGATAAGGTTTATTAAGCCAGATTCAGTGTAAGGCGACCGACGGTTGGTTGCATCAGTCGCAGGACCAGACCATAAAATGTCCCAAGCCCATATTTTCACCTCATCATCCTCGTATATATCATGTAACACGTCGTAGCGAAAAAGCAACAATCCCACGTCCCCGGTGGTTTTATCAACGACGATGTCTCCAGCTTTCAAAGTTAGTTTGTGTAATAACTCGGACATATGCCGTAATTAGCACATTTAAAAGCTTTCTAATTATACTTTAATTCGATCGATAATATAAGGGTGTTGCAGAGAAAGATCCTTATAAAGCTTCTTCATTACCTTTTTTGTGATATCGGCAATACTATCTTTTGTTTCCTTAGAGCCCAAAGCTTTTTCTAGTTCTTCTTCTAAGGCTTTTTTCAGTTCCTTCTTAAGTGTCCTATCAAGCTCTTTCGCAATTAAGGTTTTTATTTCGCTCTTATCGGTAGAAGAAAGTTCCTCTAACAAGATTGTTTCAATATCACTTTTAGACAGCATACTTTCAACTCCCTCTATAAATAGTACGAAAAATCTTTAAGATGCACGATGAACCAGCTTTAAATTATTTACCACAGCTGGTTCTACTTTATTCCGCTTGAACCAATAAATTTCGTACATGATATCTGACAAATATCCTGGTACTGTACCGAGGACAATACCCAACGTTTCTTCACGTCTGGTAACATACACATAATCTGGTGAGTACTTGTACCCTATGAACGTCACTAAGTCGCCAATTTGGTATATATAGTCAGTAGAACCGGTCACATATTATATATGCACAATATCCAGAAATATGCCCGGACTCGTTTCCGCGCACGGGATTAATCTTTCGTCAATTGACCATATGGTCTTAGGCGCTTTATAGTATGCATCCATACACGTTCCATATTCGGATACGCCCTTCTAATCCACCATAATTTTGCCATATTCATTTTAGGATCGGTTAAATCCCTGGGACTGTCATATAACGCTAGGACAATTGCGACTCCGCCATGGCACGTGCACGTTACTAAGTCGCCAACTTTCAAATTATGTTTAGGCGGTATCTCGAAAAAGTCTTTCACGTCCTCTAGTAGTCCCACCTACTAATTAGCTGACGTCTATTTTCTTTTTACCTCTTCGGTCAATATACGCTCACACTCCGGACAGACTGCCGGCAGCTTTATTACCATACCTGTCGCGCAATGCCAACACGTGTATTTGTATTTACTTTTTTTCATAATTTACTTGGTCTCCTATATCTCAAAAATTCTCAGCGGTATTGAAAACGACCTTAGCCGGCTTGTCAGGGATATGTCAGTTACTGGGACATACATCCCGGGGAGTAGGGGGGTAGGGGGGACCACCCCCGCACACCTGTCAAGAAACTGTCAAATCATTTAGCACAATCATTAACACTCTTATTACATATACCATCATATAATACATAACTGTATACGTATACCACTATCGGTGCATAACACATGACGATTGTGCAGGTTTCCCCTACTCTTTTTAATAATGTTCTTAGTCTCGGCATTGTTTCCCTCTCTACCTAAACAGTTATCATAATAATAAACTGTATTCGTTAACGTATTCTCGCGCACAAATCCATTCGCTTTAAGGCGAACACTAACTAAGTGCTTGGAATCGTTAAGGATTCTCAATAGGCCATAAGCAGGTACAGCATAGCCGTCCACATAATCGCGCCCAATGCATCGTAAACTTTCATCTCGGTCGTGTAGTTCATAGCTATCTCTCCTTAACTATAGATATATTATACACCCTCGCACGTGCAAAGTCAAGCGTCAAATGTCAAAAGCATGTCAAGAAGCGCAAGAAAAGCGGACATATTCTGACTTGACACGATAAATGTGTTGCGCGATAGTGTGTGTGCCTATATACTAAACCTCAACACAAAATAAAGCACATAAACACACAGCACCATCGAACAATAACAAAAACAATAACATAGCCAGATAGTTGTACACTACCTAAACACACTTATGTATGTTTTATATACAAAGCGTCTAATACTACACAAGCAACTTGCTGTAAACATTTAAGAGAGTTATTATAGATTGTATAGTTATCTCCGGTATTATCAACGACTACACATAACGCACGTGCTTTACCATCCGATAATGTTTTTCTTCTTACTAACTCTCCAACCTTAAACATTTACAACTCTACTCCTTTTCTTTTATAAGGGTTCTCGCTCTTAACGGGTACACGCTCAAGTTGGTATTGAGTTTCAAAGACAGAACGCAGACTGCGCACTTCCTTAGCGACCTCGTTGATTGCAACAATAACAAATATGACAGCGAACACCGTTGCCACAAAAACAATAAACTCCATCCTACTCACCTCCTTGTTTTGAGAATAGATCGTTTACAGTATCGTCAGGAAGTTTATGCTTTCGCGTAAACAGTTCCCGCAATCCATCTTGATCGAGCGTTGAGGGATCTGGATAAATCCGTGGTTCCCTACGTTCAAACAGTCTTTTTAGTTCTTTAATCATTTTCTTCTTCCTCTTTCGCTTGTGCGGTCATCCGTGCAATATCAGCAACGGTTAAAGGGTTTTCTTTTCTGCGTTTGTTTTGTTCTCGAAGCAGTTTATTATAACGCTTCTTAACATGTTTAACTACGTGAACACTCTCAGTTCCAAGCGCACGGAAGCGGCGAGCGCCTTCAGTGGCTGCGGCCTTGTCGCTTGGCTTTGTTAGGATAGTCTCAATACAATCAAGTTTGCCCTCGATGTATGTTACTTCTGTTTTTGACACGTAATACTTTGACATAATAAAATGGGGGATCTTTGTTTTATCCTCGCGGCCCTTCTCGATTGGTTGGTATGTTATGAGGATGGCTAAACCTCTTATAGCCCTTATTGTCGGATCTTCATTATCTTTAACCTCGGCGTGCTTCGCCTCCATTAGTTTAATAGGCTCCCTCTGTGACTAAACCAAGCCCGCCACAGTTACCGGCTCTATGAAGTTGGGGGTTTTCATTATCTTCTTACCTCTCGCGCTTGGCGCTGTTCGGGTTAGGTACGTTGTTTCTAAATGCCTTCGCCATCTTGGAGTGCGGCGAGTGCTGCCTTGTCATCCTCAGTCAAGTGCTCCTTGCTCTTACGCTTCAGACTCTCGGCGCTCATGCGCGTCGGGTTCTTGTGTTCTGCGTTGCAACCAGCCGCGAACGACTCGGCCCACGAAGGATCGGGGAAGTCCATCACCGCCTGTTTACCTTGCGTCTTGGAGTGGCGGAACACTACCCACATTTTAGGACCAACTTGCTCGACGGTCCAGCCAGTCAGTTGACGGCGAGTCGGTGGAGCAGGCGCAGGCTTGTATTGTTTAGCGGTCTGGATTTTGATCTGGTCGATGGCTCTTTGCATTGATATATCTCCTTACTTGATATACTATATTATACACTAAAAACGGGGTGAAGTCAACAACTAAGTTGTCAAGAGAATGTCAGGGAATGGTTTGCGAGAACAGGACAAGACAAGCGAGCAAGATAGCGTCAAACTTGATCATCAGGCTCACAAACTCAGGAGACACCAAGTGCGAACGGACCAGTCCCAGCTTTTTCTGCTTTAGTCGCAACATGGTGGATGCTCCCAGTTTGCGACTTGCCAATCACTGATCTGCTCATTGGCGTGCAAGTCATCAGCGAAGTTGCTCCAAGCCTCGGAACGGGCTGGAATGTCAACGTGCCCAAGGTTTTTCTCATCCTCTTGGATCATCGGAAGGATGCAGTCCTCAAACTGCTGGACAGCATCAGGATAGAGGATAACGTGGTCGAGTTGTGAAGCCATAGAATAATCTCCTTTCTTTCTATACATATAATATAACATAGCGGACGGGTAAATGCAAGGGTTAAGTTGTCAAGGAAATGTCAGGAGAGTTATCAACTACTTCCAGTAGTCTCGGCAACATATGGAAGACCATACCGTGCTTTGGGAAGCTGACAAGCCAGCCGTCACTTTCCCACGCCAAGATGACACCGATGTTACCATCCATAGTCTCACGGACTAAACTACCGACTTGCATATCACCTACCAGTTAGTCGGATCTGAGTCATCCCAGACATCGACCGTTTTAATCTCTGTTCTTGGCTCCTTGTCGCCGACAGTAAACTCTCCGAAGCGCATAGCGCGACGGTCGGCGGCTCGACTTGTGGCTTTCTGCATTTCACGCGCCCGGATACCGTGATCGATAAAATCGCTCTCTGCTACGCTAAACGTGCGGCCTTCTTCGATCTCAGTTGGTTCGGTGTCAGTAACCCAGTCAGGATCATCTTGGCGAGCGATCTGCTCAAGCAAGTCATCATGCAACTCCAAGGCTCCAGTGAAACCATCGCCATCGTTATCAAACTCTGAAGCGAGGAAAGTCAGGGCGTTCATAATCAGATTTACATCTGACTCGCTAAGTAGGATTTTCAATACATCGTCATTCATAATAATATCCTAACAGGTTGCCCATTTGAAGGCGAGGAAGATGAGAGCGGACCAACAAGTTACGTCTGCAATAATAAGAGCAACCATCATGTGATTGCGGCCAACTTTGATAGCGGTTTTACCCATTTGTTTTCTCCTTTCTACCCTTATAATATAGCACCGTAACGGGTAGAAGTCAAGGTTTAAGTTGTCAAGAGAATGTCAGGGAGTTTGATATTCTACTTTAGAAGTTTTAACGTAAAATATCACCTTATCGCCGGGTTTAACGTACTTGAGTTGTCGCTTGTTAAGTTTTACCCAGGCAGTTGCCTCCGGCGCATTGATGATCTCAACCGGGACCATCCGATCAAAATACATTTGATCATCCAGTACAGTGCCGGTCAGCTTGGCACGGTTCGCGCACCCAACAAGTAAAAAAGGTATAATAAACTTCATGATTGATCTCCTTTCTGAGAATTCTGAGTTGTCAAGGAAATGTCATCGACAAGTGTAAGGTGTTGGCTGCCTTCGGTTCGCATTTCACCCTTCCACAAAACTTTAACGTCACGATTGCCGGTATACTTTCCAGTCTCGACAATCACACCCACATCGACAGATAGACCTTTACGCCATCGTGGAAGCTGAAACCAATACGTTACCAGATCACCGATTTGCATCTTTGATCTCCGTGATATGGCGACACTTACGACGCCAGCCAAAACCGGGACATGTACACGTCCACGTGTCGCCGTCCTGCGTCACTGTGTAGGTGTTGCCTGTGCTGCCTTGAACCTCATACGTGGTAACGTCAGGCGATTTAGCGGGTGTAAATCGCTGGTCTACAACCATGTACTCACCCACGCGGTCCAANGTCAGGCTGTCGGGCACTTCAATCCAGTGCTGACCGGACACGGCCCACTTCTGGCCTGACATATCCGTGTAAAGCATCGGAGGCCACGTTACTTTAATAGGTAAGTCCATCCTATGCCTCTGCTGGAATGATGGTAGCCACTGACAAGGTTGTGAAAGTCTCGGCTTCCTGATCGCTGATCGTCGGGTCCATCAGAGTCGCCTGCATCATCAGGGCAGTGATCACTTGCTCACAAGCAAGTGCGGTGCGCTCGATAGGCGTGACGTTAGTGTCGTCGTCGGTGCGGATTAGTGGAATAGCAAGCATGTATTTTCTCCTTTCTACTCTTATAATATAACCACTTCAGCTATATTGGCAAGGGTAAAAATGTCAGGGAGTTGTAAAGGGTTCTAAAAACATTTCATGGAACTTTAACGTCAGGTCGGTGCCAAGTAATACAATCGTGTAGGGGCCGCTATATCTTTCAGAGGTGTGGCCGTCTTCAATGATCATACCAACCCGGTGATCAGGAATACCATCCTGATTCGTTCCATCTTTGATCCTTACCAGATCACCGGGCTTGAACTTTCCCATTAAAAAGGCACCTCATCGCTCAAAGCTGACGACTCCCACACAAGCGGGTGCATAATGATTCCACCCTCGCGGCAAGCGTGAACTTTGGCGAGGTTCACGTGCTGAGAGGTTGTCATCGAATGGAATCCTCCGGCCGGTGCTGTGAAGTCCGCGATAACAAGNGAGCCCGTTGGAGTCCGAGAGCCAATCTTGAGATTATAGCTGTAAAGCTCGGTGTAGCCATCATCATACGCTACACTTTTCAAAGTTCTCTGGTGATTACGGGCACTTACGCCATCCATCCATTTGGCGATAACGGCGTCATTTGTGCGGGGTGTAAAGTCGGCGGGCATGATTTCTCTCCTTTGTCTATTAAATATAGCACTTATTGACTCGATGATCAAGCCAATAAGTGTCAGCAAAATGTCAAGTGTCGATAGCAATAATACGCTCGTTGGTCGTAAAGTACGGGCGGGATGCGTATGCCTTCGTCGTCATCCACATACGTTGNCACTTGGATGCCACTGGCTTTGGGGCCATCAGATCGGTCAGTACAATGTGGCCGTCAAAGTTGCGTTCATTGACGTACTTGGTTGGAGCGTTGAAGCACGTGCCTCCGGTTAGAACGCGCTCGGTCTTTTTGTTCTGTCCCTTCTTCCAAGTATAAACCTTATCCTCGGCCACGCGGGTATCGAAGGGGATCACGGTGAACTCGGCGATCTCGGCCAGTTTGTTCAACTCCGAGAAGAACGCAGCAAGCATGGCATCGTCCACAGATCCAGACTGGTCGATGGAGATAGCGATCTTGGCGTGACGGCGGACGCGCTTGCCGGGGTGAACCTTCGGGAATCGCTTGTTGAGGCGTCGAGGTGTCGAACGCTTGTCACTGCGTTGTGAGGTTTTGACAAAGTATCGGAGCACTTTGCGCCAGTCGATCTTAGTGGCGATACGATCCATAATGTCCTGACGCATGGATGATGAGACTGTACCCCAGTTGCGGGCCTTCTCAGCTTCCTCTGCTGCTTTCTTGATCGTATCCTTCAGTCGTTCCTTGGCAATATCCTCGGCCGTGCCATCGGCATCACCGAAGCCTTCATGATCGTCAAGCGAGTCCATATCACCGAAAGGATCACCGGAGCCTTTGCCACCCTTGCCGTCGCCGTCCTGCTCCTGCTCGTCGCGCATCTTCTTGAGTGCTTCAAGATACCACTCGTAAGTTTTGAACGGTGGCAGATCCTTGAACATACCTTCACCGGGAATACAAGCCTTCATAGGCTCCTTGCCGATTGTAGGGCCGGGGTTTGCCTCGCTTGGCAACTCGTTGGCGATGTGACAGTTGATAGCCAGATCCATCGCGATGTTGTCGATCCGCTTGAGTCCATCGGCAGGCTTGCGGTTGGTCACGTGTTCAAAAATCAGATGATAAAACTCATGTTTGAGGATTCCCAGCTTGTGATCGTCGCTCAGTTGTGCGAAAAACTCAGGATTGTAAAGCATTTCAAACTGAGCAGAATCAGGGTTGACACGCACACCAGCGGTAGGGATCGCGGTCGATGCAATCTTGTCGATGCGGCGAGACAAGCCAGCGAAGAACGGTTCACGCATAAGCAACCGCGCAGTGTGCATATTGAGATTGAAGGGTTTGTTGGTCTTGTCGTCGGACATTATTTCTTCTCCTTACCCTTATAATATAGTCACTTAAAGGCTGTTGGTCAAGGTTATTTGTGTCAAGGGAATGTCAAGGAAGTTTATATTGTGTTCTCAGTCGAACCTCGTCTAACCATCCTTGCTCTCCGTCAATGTGGAGTTTGAACCTCCACCTTTTGTTAGCAATGTCGCCATACTTGGCGCGTGCTGTTTCCTCTTTGTCAAGAAGGATCGCAGGTTTGTCATCGCGCAAGCTGTACAGCAGATCGCCTACCTTTAGTCTATCGGTCCACGTCGCTGACAATGATCAGATCCTCCTCGTGGAAACGCATGCGTTCCTCACTTTTCAACCACTTGACTTCGTAAAGTTTTCGCTGTTGTTCTGGCTTGTGGATGCCGGTCACAATACCAACACCGTGAACCCTTTTATACTGCCGCCCTATTCCGCCGGGACCGGAGATCCTTACGAGGTCACCAAGTCGCGGCGGTCTGAGTGGGGGTCGCCGTGCAAGTCTATGCATCGCCCCCGCCAAGGATTTCGACAAGGTGATCACTCACTCGCGTACCCTCCGAAGTCTCCGCCTTGTGCAGAGCGACGACGTTGTTAATGTTGTCGGTGTCACCAAGAACGGTCCACAGCTTCATAGCCACCTCAGAAGGCAATGCTACAAAGTATTGAGCGAGGTTACCGATCTGGTCCTCGGTCAAGTCTTCCTTGAATACCTCGGATGCCTCAAACTTCTCAATCATAGCAGCGTGGTCATTGATGCCCCACTTCTCACACTTGGAGAGGTCGCCAGCATCAAGAATATCCTCAATGGTCACTTGCCATTCGTATTTTTCAACGAAGTCGCGGAGTGATACAGCAGCTTCAAAGCCAAGGAACGCGGTCGCAAGGTTGAACAGCATATCGCGATCACCGTCCTCATCGAAGACACCAACGGAGTCGGCGGTGTCACAGTACCGCTTCCAGGAGCGGCGGGACGGGTAAACCTTGTTAGGCTCAAAGTCGCCTTCATGCTCCAAGTGCTTCCGGTTATGGTTCACAAAGTCCCACACTACGGACGGGATCTGTCCGTTCGCCCACTTCAACCAGTCTTCAGTGGAAGGTTCCACATCGAAGACGGTCCAGCGGTCAAGCTCTGCCGGGTCCATTTCACCGACTTGATACTGAGCGCCGTTCTCCCCACCATTGACGGCAGCGACCACCAGAGTCTCAGGGTGCAGGTGCCAGCCATTGATCTTGCGGCTGTCGGTCAACTCAAACAGACCTTGACGGACTTCTTGAGTCGCACGGTCAACCTCATCCAAGAACAGGAGAACAGGCTGCTCGCAAGCTGTAACAAGCCAGTCGGGAGCGTTCCAAGTGGTAGCCTTGCGGCCATTGATGGAGGTATCGGCGGTGTCGGGCAGACCCAGCAAGTCACCCTCAGTCATCTGTGAAGCACGACGCTCCACCACCGGCAACTCGCGCTGTTCTGCGATCATATAGACCACTTCGGATTTACCGACACCGTGACGCCCACGGATAAGCACCGGAAGGCGCGAGTTAAGGACGTGGGGGGCGACGGTCAGGAATGTTGCGAAGTCGATAGCCATGATGTGAATCTCCAGTTTGAGAGTGTTGAGTTCTTTGCCTTACTCTATAAATATAACACCGAATGGCATTTGAGTCAAGGTTTTTCGTGTCAGGTAAATGTCAGAGGTTTTTGTTATCAGTTGACAACTTTTGTCTCTCTTTCTTACCCTTATAATATAACCGCTCTCGCCTATAAGTCAAGGCGAGAGCTGTCAGGGAAATGTCAAGACCAGTTTTCTCTTGGAAAGTGCTCGGTGAGTCCGAGATCCTTGATGATTTCCCTAATAGTTCCAGATGGATAAGCATAGTCATACCCGCGTTGGATAGAGTGTCTATTTCCCTTAGTTGGAAATACCTGCGTGATAGCTTTCTCAAGGCTTTGCTCGGTCGGTTGGAGCCAGCCCTTTGGTGGGTCAAGCGTAGGGACCAGTGAGGAAGGCGGAAGATCGTCACCCTCGGCGGCTGCATAGCGCAGTGCGGTATCGTTAGCCTGTACCAGCTTCGTTATATTATCNCGCGATATGTATCGCGACTGNTTTGCAGCACCAAGTTTGCGGGCATCAATGTGCTTGACTATGAGTGTGGGGCGGTTTGCGTGGCAGTCATCCCAAAGGGCCGACTGAATATAGCGCATAGTCAAAATATCGCGCCTCCACTCGCCATCTTTGTCGTAGCCAGTTGAGCGAATAGGGAGCATAGAACCGATACCGATCCCTACCTCGCGGGCAGACTCCAGTGCAGCGATACGTACGCGGCGCGTTTCTTCAATGAAAATCTGCTTATCAACCTTGACGGCTTGACAGGTACGGCGTGTGTGGCCGCGCTTCTGGCAGTAGCCGCAAGTCACTTTCTTCATGCGTTCAGCTTTCGCTGCCTTGTTAGTAACCGTCTTGCCAGTGGCAAGGTCGATCTTGGTACGCTTGATGTATTGCTGGCGATACACTTCTGCGCGTTCGTCATACCACTTGGCATCGTTTTCGTTGCCAGCTTCGCGTTCTTTCGCAGCAGCCAACACGTTACCCTTGTACTTGTCGCAGATTTGTTCTGTGAGTACAGGACACTTGCGTTTGTTGTGACCTTGACGATAGCAGTGTGAGCAGGTGACGGTTCCAGACCAAGACATAATGTTTTCTCCTTTCTATACATATAATATAACAACCTGACAGCGTTTGGCAAGCTAAACTTTGTCAAGCAGTTGTCAAGACAGTTAAACTTTTCTCGAAACACCACTCCTTGTTGCCGGGACCGAAAAGTGATAGACCCTGCGTAGTCCATAGGATATGTGCGCCAATGTCGCCGCGTATTTCAAGGATAACACCAATCTGCTCAGTGAGAAAATGTTTAACAATATCACCTACTTGCACTGATCACCTCCACATCGCACGATGAGGCGGGCTGTATCGGTCCAGAAAAAGGTTTAACGATAGCCACGCAGTTATAATCATCTTT